CGCGTGATCCAACAACCGCACTTGAAGTTGCAACGAAACAATACGTAGACGGAAAGGTTGGTGGCGTTGGTTATCTTCCGTTAACAGGTGGTAAATTAACTGGTCGTTTGAATGTCGATACTATTGCAGCAGTGGTATGGCCTATGGTATTTGAGGCTAATGGGGGACCGATTCCAGCATCAACTTTCGGAACCGCCATTGGATTTAATGCAATCAATGGAGGTTGGGGTGCTGCGGACTTTGTAAACTTATATCCTTCCGCATATGGAAGTTTTCAATTTCATCAACTAACCGCTACCGCTGGCGTGGTAAATACACTTGCAACGATTTATGCAACTGGCGTTATAGAAGTTACTTCAGCATTATTAAAACGTGATCCTACGACTGCACTTGAAGCAGCAACCAAACAATATGCCGATACGAAATTATCTAAATCAGGTGGAGTTATTACTGGACCAACAACAATTCAAGGTGATCTTATTGTTTCTCCTGGGTCGTTATCGGTTACTTATGGCCTAACGTTTGGATTTAATGGTGCAGATTATTCCGCTGTCTATATGAATGCCAAGCCAAACACTAACCGAATTACATATTACCAGTCAAATGGATCTACTCGTTGGCTTTATGGAACGGCTGCTGGGGCAGAGTCTGGCGGTAATGTAGGTTCTGATTTTTTTCTTTCCTCTTATACCGATGCTGGAGCTAGTGGGGCAACAGCACTTTATTTTTCTCGCGCAACAGGTTTAGGATTCGTTGCTGGTGATCCTACCGCACCGATGGGTATCGCAACGAAACAATATGCCGATACAAAACTAAGTTTATCTGGTGGAACAGTTAATGGCAATTTAACTGTAACCGGATCTATTAATGCTTCTAGTGGAATAGTAAAAGCAATTTCCTTAAATAATTGGGCATCTTTCGAATTATCAAAAAGTGCATCAGGACAACAAAATCAAATTCTCGCTTCTACAAATAATGTGTTACGTTGGATGGTTGCGCTAGGAGATACAACCGCTGAAACTGGTGCGAATGCTGGTTCTGATTTTGCCATTCATCGTTACGATGACGCAGGAAATTATCTTGGACGACCATTTTTTATTCAACGTTCTAATGGCTCAACTGTTATTGATGGCGGTTTAACTATTAATGGCTCAATCGTTGCGAATGGAATTGGTTTGAGTGGCACGACCAGTGTTTATCAGATGACAGCGGGAACCTTTTTAACAATATCCGGACAAACTGTTTTTAGTGCTTCTGCGAACATAATACTTAATGGTGGTGGAAGACCAACTTATAGTCATGAATTTTATTGGGGCGCAACGAGACACATGATGATGGGTCAAGATAATAGTTTATATCTGGTTTATGGCACGGGATTGAAACCAGGCGGTGGCGCTTGGGCTGATAGTTCTGACAGCAGAATTAAAAACGTTACTGGTGATTACACTTTAGGATTGAATGAAATTTTAAATCTTAATCCGATACGATATACTTTTAAAGGTAACGATAAGCATGTCGCGGATCAACAGTTGTATCATCCTGATACGACTAAAGAATATATTGGTTTGTCCGCGCAAGAAGTAGAACCATACTTTCCCGAAATGGTTACGAGAAAGGAAGGGTTGATCGATGAAATACAGGTTGACGACTTGCGAGTCCTTGACCTATCTTCTTTACCGCTTGCATTGGTCAATGCGGTGAAAGAACTATACGCTCGTATAGTTACGATCGAAACACAACTTGCAACAAGGAGTTAACATGGCTACGCTTAATGTTTCTATGCCGGAAGAAGAGTGGGTTAAAGTTCTTAACATGCTTGCAACGTTTCCGTTTAAGGATATCGCTTCAACAATGCAACAGATGCAACAGCAGTTGCAGATGCAAGTTGAACAAGCGAAACAACAGCCTACAATGAAACAGCCCAATGGTGCCGAGGTTCATGCGCCAGGAGCGTAATTAAAATGCCAAGTTCGATTGACATTACCAAACCGATATATGGCACACCGACAACGCAATCAGTGCGTGATAATTTTCATATCGCGCGCGATGAAATAACTGATTTGCAAAATGTATCGACTGGTTTTGTCAATCGTTCTGGCGACATAATGAGTGGTATGTTGACTCTCTTTGGTCCACCGGTGAATCAAAATGATGCAGCAACATTAGATTGGACGTTAAGACAACTTCATTCTTCAGTTAATACATTAATATTTATCGGTGATTATGATGGCGCAAACAATATCATTTTGAGTTCGGGACAACCACAATTTGTAGTTGGACAACCATTACCTCCTGCTTCACCTGTTACGAGTCAATATTATTTCGTAGTTAAATCAAGTCACGCACCTCCTGGCGTGGGGAACCAACCGGCAGAAGGAGTCACGCAAGGAACATTCTTGATATCTAACGGAGTTGGTTGGATCAACTTCGCAATGACCGCAGCGGAAGTTATCGCGCAAACTGTTCCTGTTTCGCCAGCGATTCCAAACGTTCCGGGTGCAAACGTATATGATGCGCTTGCTAGTATTGGTCAGAACGCTCTATTCAAAACAGGTGGAACTTTAACCGGCGATTTAATTTTAAATCGTAACCCTGTTGTTCCAATGGGTGCGGCAACGAAACAGTATGTTGATGTAATGATCTTAGCTGGTGCTGGTATTGGCGAAGCGCCGAACTTGCCATGGTCTTATGCAAGACAATTAGGTAACTGGACTAATACGCCAACGTTTAGCAAACTAAGTTTAACCAATAGCGCCAATACTCAATTCGTTATTAATTCGACTGATAGTTTTGCTAGTCAAATCATTGGAACTAAACTTGAAGTTAATCGTTGGGCTTTAGAACTAGGCGGAACATCTACTGGCGCAAACTTTAATATCTTTCGTTACAATGATGCTGGCGCATTATTAGATGGTGCACCAGTGCTTTCTATTGATCGTGCTACTGGTAATACAACGTTGCGACATCATTTATATATCGATCCGTTAATTTCTACCGAAGCACATCTTTACGGTCGTGGACCAAACAATCCGACCAATGCTTTATCCGATACGTTAAATATTTATTCCAGAAATGGAATAGTTAGTTCTGTTATCGGATTAAGAGGACCAACGTATACGCCTAATCCGAATGGCTTTGAAATCTATACTGGCGCAGCGAATATTAATTGGAAGTTTGATCAAGCCGGAAACTTAGTGACTCCGGGAAACATTTATATTCCCGAATCGAAAGCGGTTGTATTTTCTAACGATTCAACTATTGTTAAATCCGCTGGCAATTGGGTCTTTACTGGCAACCCTGATTGGCGTTTTTGGTTTGAAGCTGGAACGGGAATTTGGCGTTGGGAGGGCTATCCGAATTTTGCATTGAAGATGCAAATTGATGGTAGCGGAATCCTATGGACGCTTGGACAAATTTCTGTTGGTGGCAACGGAGTCGCATATAGGGGATTTAGTAATAACGCACATGCTTTCGGTTGGAATGGAAACTTAAATTGTTATGTTAACGGAACTTATATTGGTGACGCTGCTTTAACTAGTTGGGTTAATACTTATTTCGCAACTTATAGTTGGGTTAACGCAAACTTTCTTCTTTTATCAGGCGGAACGATTACTGGTGGGTTAACCGTTAATGGAAATCTTTATGGAGCAAATCTTTATGCTCGTGGTGGTAGTTCTGCTATAGCATCGGGTGGCAGTGGAGTCCTCATTCAATTTAATCCGGGATGGTATTGGGATTGGGCCGCTGCGTCTGGAACTTTAATTTGGATGAATGGTGATTATGGAATCTTTTGGGTTAACCATGCAAATCTGTCGGCTTATAACAATTTAGGTTGGACTGGTGGGCGTGGCGCTTATCAGGATTTTTCTGATGAAAGGTCGAAACAAAATATCAGATCGACCGAGATAGGTTTAACTGAAATATTACAATTGAAACCCATAAGTTTTAACCGGATGATTCCAAAGAAAGATGTTATGGTAATGAGTGAAAGAAATGAAATTGGTTTCTCCGCTAATCAGGTTCAACAAATCATTCCGGAAGCGGTTGTTCCATTTGGCGCTATGGACTCTACTGGTAAAGATGATTTGGATAGTGAAAGTCCAATGCTTAGTTATGCAACGACTCCCATTGTTGCCGCACTGGTCAATGCGGTAAAAGAACTAAAAGCCGAAATAGAACTGTTGAAAGGAAGATCGTCATGACTGTTCTACTTATAATAATTCTGATCTTAATAATATTTGGTGGGGGATATGGTTTGCGATCCGGAACTATAACCCATTGGGGTGATCCAATAGGACTCATTCTTCTTGTGTTATTGATCGTTGTTATCTTTAGTTTGGTTGGCTATCCTTATTTGTATCGTTAAGAACATGCAAGAAAAATCAATCGTCTACTTCATCGTTGCTTATCTGGCGTGTTGGCTTGTCGATCTAATTATTATTGTCGCAAGAGGACCAGTTTTAATCGACCCCATTTTGAAACTAATTATTGTTTTGGTTTGTTTGATCGTCATACTGATCGGCTTAGGTAAAGCACGCTGGTTGCTCTAACAAAGGACAAAACAAATGCCTTCATGGTTCGATCGTTTTGGTGAAGAATGGGCTACTACTGGTTTAACAGATGATCCGACTAATGCACAAGCAGATGCCGGTTGGGCTTACATTGGACAAGCGCCACCTACTGTTGAACAATTCAATTCGATGTTTCAATGGTCGGATGACAAAGACAATTGGCTCTATGGTCAGATTGGTAACGTAATCGCATCGGCAAATATGTTGCCAGACCCACTTGATTTGACTCAGTTGCTGCGAGCAATTAATTCTAAGTTCAAAATTAAATTGACTGCGCCTTATACTATATGGGCTGATTCAATTAATGGTAACGATAGCAATTTGGTTCCTAATCAGGGAACACCATTTAGAACGATTCAGAAATCAATTGATTGGGCGCTAGAGAATATTGAACCAGCGCATCAATGGGTTTATATTCAATTGCAACCCGGAACATATGAACCGGCAGTTTTAAGTGTTAGTTGGAATGGTGGACTTTTAATTCAAGGTGATACGTTAAATCCTCGAAACTATTTAATTAAAAATACCAATGGTGGAGCATTAACGGCAGCATATTCCGCATGGTTTGCCGTGCAAGGAGTTTCTATAGAAGCGATTGGTCCTGATGTTGATTATGAATCTAACGGCAGCGGACTCAATGGCATTAATGCCGGAATCATTATTTATAAAGATGTTGCTTTTGGTCCATGTTCGCAATCACAAATGGGTGCATGGTCAGCTGGTCAAGTTTATTCATGGGGACCTAATATCAATTATTCTATTTACGGAAACGCAAGAATGCATATGATGTCTTATGTTGGTGGTATTTGCACTAATGTAAGAACACACGTAACGATTACAAATAACCCAATATATAGCTTAGGTTTTTCTTGTTGCACCACTGCTGGTTATATTCAAGCATGGGGTTCAACTTATACCGGAACTACAAGGGGACCGCGTGCTTATGCCGCCGCGTATGGAATCCAAAATCTGGCCGGAGTTTCACCAGATGTATTGTTTCCTGGTGATGCGCCAGCGCAAACCTTTAGCGGTGGCCTTTATACTTAACAACAGGAGCGAAACAAATGGGTGAGTTCACTGATCAAATGCGACACAAGTCATCGTTACTGGTAGAGAAAGAAATTGAAGATGCCAGAAAAGAAAATCGCCCATTCATTCCGGCTTTGGTATTAGCTATTGGAACGTCTGTTAATCAAGACAAATGGATTGGTGATGCATTGCAACAAGCGCAAGAGGACAAAGAAATAGCACTTGGCAGGAGACCGCCAAGAATAGTTGTGCAACCGAATCCAGCTGTTTCAATATGGCAATCGGTTTGGAAGACGGCGCACATGAATAACAATAGGGAACTCGGGCCAGGAGACCTTAGTAAAAAGAAATGATTCTCCTGGCACTGATATTTATTTCGGGAGTTGAGTTTATTGAATTGCATGGTCCAGATGGACAGCGTGCATTTTTAAATCCGCGGGCGATCAGTAGTTTACGCGAGCCGGTCAATCCAGACTTAAAACATTTTGCTAAAAGCGTGCATTGCGTTGTGGTGACTACCAACGGAAAGTTTATTGCGGTAGTGGAAACCTGCCAAGAGATTCGTGATACGCTTGGGAAGAAGCCGTGATCCTGGAAACGTTGCAACTTCAAACCAGAAATTAAATTTAACTTTTTTTGCTTTATGTCAAATTCAAAACGCATGACTTTTGCACAAAAGAAGACAAAAAAATCCCGGTAGACGCGCTGTGTCTGCGTTGGTCTACCGGGTTGGCGAGGGATTCCATTGTTCCTTTCTGGTAACTATTCTTTGATCGTATAATGTGACCGATGCGAAACGAAAGCATTTCGCATTTCTTCAGTTGCATTCACTAATGTATCGCGAATGAAACTTTTCTCACCGGTCTGGTAATGACGCCAGTGACCGATCCGCATATGCGGAATCGGACTGGCATGATGACCGCCTTGCGAGTCTTTGTTCCGCTCCTGGCGACGTTGGATTGCGGTTACATAGCCGGAACTATCAACTCGCCTGTAAGGCGGTATGCGAGACTTGCCACGTTTCATGCGCGCCTTGTTTAGACTCTCTTTAACCGTAACAATTTGAGTCTCGACGCCGCGCGTATTTAGTATTGAAAGCGCAACCATTAACGGCTCCAAAACATTTGATGCCGCTAAATCCATCATGCGTTTTTCGTTCCATTCCATTTTGTCAAACGGATCTTTATCCTTTACGCTATAGAAACGCATTGCGAATGGAATGACATTCAAGGTAGCATTCCTATCTCGCAACGATTCTGTCGCGAGAAAAGAAATGCGATTGCCAACAGTTAAACAATTGCCAACCGATTCGAGTCTGGTTCCTTCAAGTTCAACCGCTTCGAAGTCGATACAAATACCGTCACCAGAATTTGGAAACGGATTTATAAGATACGCATTCGTTACGACTTTTCTCAGTTCCAGAGACGGATTCTTTTCATCGCTCCAACTATGCAAGAAAATATATGGAGTCCGAAACGGATGTGCCATTGCGCCTTCAGAATAAAGACGACCAACACGATGCGAAGTTTGTTTAATCATATCGTTAGGCCAATGACCAAAGTCGATCATTTGCCCACGATTGATTGCTTCTCGTAACATTTCAGCCATATGATTCAATTCTTGACTCGTTGGCATATAGGAATGATCTAATCCCGGTCCAGATGTAAGAGCATTACGCTCCGATATTTCGCGGAGTCGTTCTGGAGTCAGTATGAGACTTTCACTTTCACCAACCTCGATTCCGAATTGATCGTTACCGAGTGGTATTACTACATCTTCCATTATTCCATTCCTTTCAGTTTCAGTTTCAGTCTAGCGTTCTGCTAGTGAAATGAGTTTAAATTTAAACTCATTCCATTAAGAGAAGCTATTTACTTTCGAACTTATAATGACCAATCGGATCGTCAACCGCCATGAACGTTAAGGATTCGTATCCATCGGCAGGCATTAACTGACAGTTATACACGTTACCATCGCGATACAATAACGCCTTCTTGGTTTGTGGTCTGATGACCCTTATCTCTTTAGTCATCGGCAGCACCAGCAATTGATTCGTTATTGTATCAAGATATGGTTGGGCTTTGGCAGGGTCAAAGATAATTACGGTAAACGATACCGTTGCATCATCGTCTTGATATGGCGTTATCAAGATGCCACATTGTTTCGGTTGCCAATCATCTAAACCCCAACCCGCTTTCCACATACATTGATATGTCGAACAGGCAACGGGTTTACTATGTTGGATACCGCAACGTTTATCAAGATATGCTGGACCGCGTAGATGCTTGCATTTCGCGCCGGTATATTTCTTTAATTCATCGATACCAAGCCAAACGCAACATGCGGTGCATGATCCACATTGACGATTCGTTACCTGTTCGAACGGAATCTGTTCGATACGCTTTTCCATTGTCCTATCATTCCTTTCGTTTCGTTTCTAGAACGGTGTTCTAGTGAAACCTGGCGGATCACCCGCCAGGAGACATTAAGACAACGTTTAATAACCCCAACCACGTTCGTCTGCATCAGCGCAACGATTACAGATTACGTAATCAGGTCGAAGTCTGACTTTTCTTTCACAACGTAAACATTTCTTCCACACAGAAGTTCGTTGCACTTCCTTATAGAACTCAACGTCCTCTTCCGATTCGATCTTGTAGTGGCCAAAGTTGTCATCATAGTAAGTTGGCATGTTATTCGCTCCTGTAACCATGAAGCTGTTGCACAATCTGTTTGATATGTTTGTTCATCGAATCCAAAACAAACTTTTCATTCGGTTGTCCAACCTTCATCAAATGGCGAACGACTAATAACTCGATAAGTTTTTGTTGCGTGACTGGATCGTATTTCTCCAACAAGAGACTCAATCGATCTAGAAACGGTAACAGTTCTTCGCCTAACGTTACAGTCATTTAGTTACACCTTTTGATTCGTTGGCCCATTGTCGTTTTGTAACTTACGCAACGGATAATCTTTCCGTTATCATCGCGAATTACAGAATGACGATAACCAAACGTATCGGTTCGACTCGTTTCGTTATAGGACCAAGCTACTCCTGGCGTCATCACCAGGAGAACCAGCAACCATTTCATTTCATTGTCCTTTACAGTTTGAAGTTTAGGCCCGAGACGCAACCTTGCGCTCGTGAAACTAGCTTGCAAGCAAGCTAGTTCCAAGAAAGCAACGTTAGTTATACGTTGTTGTCCTCTTGTTTCGAGTGCAATACAAAATAACGTGGCGAATCATACGCGACTTTTCCTTCCGACCTCAGAATGGATAGTCGTGATGATGCCGTTCCTATCGGTAGTTCTGCTACCTTAGCAAGTTCCCTGCCGGTCAACCCATCTTTACCAGCTGCTTCTAACGCCAGCATTACTTGTTGGGTCGCAACAGAAGCAGACCGTTTGCGTTTGTGCTTGTCAGGACCACGCGGTTTCATCATTGGCTTAGATGCTGGCATCTTAACCAACATTTCACCGTAGACTTCGTAACGAATTTGCAACCTTGCAATCTCTTGTAAGAGATGATCTCGTTGCTCATGTAACCATTTCACTAAAGCATCGTATTCCATCACTCTGACTCCTCAATCGGTTCATCCGACCAGTAGTTAGAGTCCTCAAAGATATCGGCACGATAACGGCTTTTCTTTTCGAGTTCGCATTCATCGCAAACGTAGGTGCAGAAAATTCCCCTTGCATCATACAAGGGAAAACGGATCATTCCGCTTCCACAAATACACTCCATTATTCCATTCCTTTCCAGTTCGATTCGGTTGTCTAACAGAACGGTCTGTTAGTAAAATGAGTGTGAACACTCATTTCATTAATAGAACGTCAGTCGCGTCCATCCTTTAGCATTTGGATTCTCTCTTCAAGCAAAACGATTTGTTGCTTTAACACAGTTGAAATTTCGACTTGTTGTTTCCACAACATTTGAAACCGTTGCACGCCCAATAGAAGAGCGGCATCGTTTTCAATCGCTACACTAACGAATTGACTAAAAAGTTTTCGTTCCTTTTTAGTCCATCGTGGATTGCCAGTTTCTAATCTTTCGATTAGTTCAAACAGCCCGTCAACAAAATCATTCGTCTCGCTAGCTAAAAAATCAGCAAATTTGCTGATCCTTTTGTGACGTTCCGTTTCGTCATCCATCATTCCATTCCTTTCAAGTTCGTTTCACTTAGGCTCCAACTTGCGTTGGTGCTTGCTCCTGGCGAGTTACCGCCAGGAGCCTGCATAAAAGCAAGTTTATTTCATAGTATCAAGGATATTCAACGCTCGTTTTAATGCTTCCGTCCACTCAATGTTGCCATGACACAACCATTTCGTTTCAGAGTTAACACGAGGTTGGAAAACCCATGCGCCATCTTTTTGATACAGTATCGCATCGTCATAATCCTTTTCAGCATCATAACGATATTCAATCGAAAACAGCTTGTCTTCGACCTGAGATTGAACTTGCAACCACATTGGTTTAGCCTCCGAAATAGAACGACCGTGCATAGGCTAGCAAAGCTTCCTCTTGACGATCTGTAAGAGAAACATTCTGCCAATGAGTAAACCAGTTCTGACACTGCAAGAATGCAGTTTCAGGTTTGTTATGGTCATTCAAGTCACCAGTGATTTGCACAGCCGGTCCACCCGTTGTCAAAACGATACGATACTCCATGGGTGGAGTCGTGTCGCTATAACAATGCCAGTTGGAGCGAACTTCAATCGATAACGGATCAGGACGATTATCATCCACTTCCGATTGAGTCATGTTTCCAAACTCTAACGATTCAATCTCTACAGCCCACGCAAGAGCCATTTCGACTGCGTTATCTTTGTCATCCATCATTCCATTCCTTTACAGTTCAAACAGGTTAAGTCACGTTCCTTGATTCATTCCGAATCAAGAAGAGTGCAACATCATATGATGTTGCAATCCTATTGATTAGGCTAGTCGATCTTTACAACGTGAACACCTTCGCAACGATAGACAACTTCACCGTTTATTGTGAAGGTGTCACCATCTTTCAAATGCTCATTGGTCTGATAAAGGTCATACAAGCACTCATGCATACGTTCATTATTCTCTCGTATCAAATCCATGTCGCCGTCTTTATAACGAACGAACAATAAAACTTGCATGGACTTAGATGCGCCAGAATATTTTAATTCCGAAACATAATAGTAACCGTGCGAGTCTTGCTCTAGTTTATATTCCATCATTCATTCCTTTACTGTTTCGAGACTCTAACCATCTAGGCTAGACTGTTACTCCTGGCATACCGCCAGGAGTAACCGTATAGGCTAGAACTCAATCGTAATCGTTACGCTAGCATCACGAACCTTGATCGATCCGGATATTTTCGAAGTATCAACGTTCAACGCGTCGGCAATCAGGTTCCGCAGGTCGGAACCCTGGAAAGCTTTGCGGGCTGCTTTGCCGATAGGCTCTGCAATCGCCTCAGAGGCATCGCCAGAGGCTACAGGCTTGCCAGTTTTACGTAACCCCTTGCCCACGATCTTTGCCGCCACAGCATAGCTTGGAGCGGCCTTGTAGGATTGCCTCGCAATCGGGGTGAAGTCATACCGCCCGAGTCGGATTTGGGCATCGGTCAGAGTCGGAAAAAAGAAATGCGAGGTTTGCCGTTGAGCACGCCAAGCATTCCGTTTCGTCATCAGAACATAATGAGAAATGTTGAGAGAGGCTCCCATCATGATTCCGTTGTTATCGGTAGCGTTACAATCCCGCACGATACCGATAAGAAACGCGGAATTGTGTGGCTCGGTTGCACCGTTAACCGTTGCGTTCTGGCAGCAAACGACATACTTGACGCTTTCCGCGCGAGTCAACTTGAACGGTAGCGCAGTCGTTACGACTCCGCTTTTGATGATTTGTTCTGGCGACTCGCCAGTGTAAACCATCATTACGGAACCGAGGTCGTTATTCATCTTTACCATTTGTTTCACTTTCATTTTCATCACTAGATTGTGTCTGGCCACTTGATCGACTCCAGAAAGATGCAACATCGTATTGATGTTGCATCCTTATGTTTTCGATTAGCCTTTGATTGCGTCACGTAAACGATCGTTGAATGCCAGGACTGCACTCAAATATTCCTCGTGCGAACTGACCGTTTCGGCAAGTTCTGCAAGATCGATACCGGATAGGCTAGAGTCCAGATCGTTAACTCTCGATTCGATTCCATCATGATCGTCGATTTTGGAATCGATATCGTCAAGTCTGCCATCCATGTCGGCAATATCTGACTCCATGGATTGCATACGAACCAGAAGCGAATCGTTGGTATTCTCTAACGATTCGATCTTGTCCTGCATCATTCCGATAACGTCCCGGAGTTCCCGGATCGTTTGTTTCAGTTCTGGAAGCAAGTCCAGGGGACTCGTGCCATCGAACCGAATGGTTACGTTTTCGAATTGCATTGTTCTACTTTCATTTCAGTTTCATTAGGTTAGTGTCTGGCCACATGATCGACTCCAGAAAACTGCAACGTTGCAAGAACGTTGCAATTTTATGCTTTCGATTAGCCTTTAGTCTTTAACCATTTACCATCAACTTGCTTCTGATATTGTTGGCCTTTACCAGCACCTAAACCAATGCCGAATTTTTTGTGACACTTAGGACACAAATTCGCCCACGGTCCAAACTTAGTGCGACCATCAATAAATGTCGTTGTGATAACGCATTTATTCAGATCACATTCGGTTGGTTCTAAACCAATCCAATACTTTTCCATAGCTCACTTTCCTTTTCAGTTCGTTTCAGATTCCAAACCATTTTCATGTTTTGGTGCTTGCTCCTGGCCTACCGCCAGGAGCAATCATAAAAACACGATTAAGCAATTACGTAACCGTTATTTTCACCTTCGCCTTTAAATTCGATTACGTCATTATGTGTAATCGCATCGTGACCGCGGAATCCAATCATGACAGGGATTCGAAACTCGTTAGGCTTCCGAACCCATGTTATAGTGCGACCGTTACGACGCACCTTCCAAAATCTTCCGTTACGCATACGGACATACATTCTGTCAGCGTCAAGTGCTGACTCAATTTCATTAAGTTCCATAGCTCACTTTCCTTCAGTTCGTTTCAGTTATCAAACGCGATGTTGCGTTTGTAGAATGAGTGCTCGCACTCATTCCATAAAAGCAACTTAACCCATATAGAGCAACGTTCCGTTTAACGTTCCGAAAACATTACTATACATTTCAGCCTCTTTCGGAGTCGCTTCCCGTTCCAAATTGGAAACGAGAATTTGTGCTTCCTTTTTCGTTATCCTAATCCAACGTTCCGACGTTCCGAAACGCGCTTGAATGTATACCACTTTGGCAACATTCAAAGCGCATTGCAAAGCGTCAACCGTTGTTAGATTATGATGACTCGACATTTTCACATTCCTTTTCATTTCGTTTCAGGTTCTAGCGTATGCTAGTAAATGCATCCCATGGGATGCATTCATTAGGATAAGCTTTAGACCATATCTTCGCGCATTGTAAAAGTTACCTTCTGAGAATGATTCAACAATCTCAGAAGCTTGTTAGCCTCTTGCGAGGTGACAGGTTCATTGCAGTTGTTATACAGGCTGATTAAAGCCTGCTCTAGCAATGCGATTTGATATTGTGTCAACTTAGTTACCATTTCATTTCACTTTCATTACTAGGGTTATCACTCTGTATTTATCCGGGCTTGTGACCGGCATAGGCTACATTACAAGGCGACTCTTAAAGCTAAAGCTTTATCGCGTATTTACGCTAAAGAGTCGCATTGAACCTAGTTTCGAAACTGAAAGGAACAATGGAACCTTGCCAATGGTGAGCGCCAGGATTCGCTTTTATCTATTCTGGCGCTTGCACTCTATCCCTAGGGGATAGCCTAGCAAGGTTAGCTTATTCGATTGTCAAAGAGTGGGACTCCGCTTTCCCCAAAAATTCGAAACGGTAACGACTCTTCGCGTTTTATGCTTGCGTTACCTAGCGTTTCAATTTGCCACCGCATTGTGGGCTTGAGTCTTACCTTTGCCGGTAGATCAGTCGGTTAAACACTTAATCCATTGGAATCGTCGGCGCTGATTCGTAAGACTCGGATCGTTGGTCAGGCTAGTTAATCCAAGCCCATAACAGGCTCTAAATGGCGACTCATTGTTTAACCCTATGCGCCAAGCGCAAAGGTAAGTGGGGGAGCGGATTCAGTTTTCAAAGATCAGAGGGAAGCCCGGTAGGCTAGGCTAGGCTCGGGGCTTCCCTTGTAGTCTAGTAGATAGTAGAAATTGTTATATAGGGATTAGTTTTCGAATTACAAGGGGTTATTTTACTTAGAATGTCGATTTTCTTACTGTCAGCTTACTAAGGATTTACAAGGGTTTACTGCTAATACTGGCGAGTTCTCTTATATTTCCTTAGCAATGCCATGGTTTGACATAAGGCAAGATCCACCCCGCAGGGTAAGGCTTGCCTTATGTCAAAATTGCCTTTTGACAAGCTTCCCTGGCGAGCCGATAGGCTAGCCATGGCTCTAGAGCCATGGGACCATGGCCGTGGCGCGGCTCAGAGGCATCCCACAGGCCGCCTAGGCCGCTCCTGCTAGGGGGATAGCAGGAGACTCCGTTTGGCCAGTTCTGATAAAAGTCAATTGGGACGAATCCCAATTGCGAGACACGATTTGCTCTTTGATAATCTCATATGATCTAGCTGCTAGATAGCTGCTATCTTCTAGATAGCTGCTAGATAGCTGCTAGATAGCTGCTAGCTTCCACTAGCTATCCGATAGCTACCGCTAGCAAGCAAAACGCATGGCCGCTCGTTTACCATTCCGAAATGGGAACGATATTGATTGACCAATAGCTGGCATTCACTATTCCGAAAACGGAACGATGTTTGACATAGCTATGGCGTATGATGGTTCCAGACGCGGAACTGTGTTATCCATCCATAGAGTTGACCCTTTGCTCCTGGCGTTGGGACCAACGCTACCGCGATTCTATAATTTTTGCAAATATGCCGATTCAAGCTTGCGCCAATCCGCCAGGAGAGTAAGTTAGCTAGGCCGATGATTCGAATCGGTAACAAATCCCCATATAGGTAAGTTATGTCAGATGACGTGCAAACTTTGCAACGGAGTCCGGATGATTCTGGCTCCGATGTGGCCGCAATGGAAAATGAAAACATTGCGGAGGAAACCACAAGAAAACGTCGCCGCTTCCGACCAGATGAAATCAGGCTCGCGAATAAATTCGTTTCACTCGCGGAACCGGGCACGCCAATTGAGTTTAGTGAACTCGAAACGGAACTGAAACGGGCTGTTTTACCTAACAGACAAACTCGTTTGGTTGACCGCGGAATCCTCGAAGTTGATTACGACGAGGAAACGGGATTGCTTAGGACGGTAACTGTTAATACCGAAATGCTTAAAGAGTATGAGTGGGATTTGATTCCGATTAAGGAACCAAAAGTTTCCGCTCGTGTAACGTTGAAAGGTGAACCACGGCAACGTAAACCGCGCAACATGCTTGCCGATCCGAAATATAAAATCAGCATGTTGGCGGAAAAGAATCCGAAACGTCCAGGCTCGCACTCGTGGTTTAATTGGGAAAATTGTTATCACGATGGCGAATCAGTTCCGGATTACCTATCGCAAATGAATTATCCGCGTATGCTTATCACATCAAAAGGAACTTATTTTAACGGACCATCGACTCTGTTTATCGAACAAGATTTGAAGGCCGGTCATATTGGTATCTATGATTCAACGATGCCGACCACGCTAGATGATGGCAGCAAAAATCCTGCTATCTGGGTTAAGTTTGAAGACCTGAGTCGTATCATGGTTGACGACCCTGAGCCTGATGATGACGATCCCGAAAATGGCGAATCAGCCGAGACCCCAACAGAGTAACAAAATCAGGGGCTTGACGGTACCCCGCCAGGAGCGCATGATTGGCTCCTGGCGGTTGACCGCCAGATTATGTTACGCAAACGGACAGATTATTAAATTTAACAATCCGTCCGTTTTCGCAACGATAATGTGAGGAAAATCAATGACTTATGAGTTCCACCGCTATGCCAACATCTTTCCACTCATGCACGAGAACTCGAACGAGTTTCTCAACTTGAAAGATAGTCTAAAGCAAACCGGAATGATTGTTCCGGTGCTGTTATTTGGCGATAAGATTCTAGATGGTCGCAATCGTTACCGATGCCATTTAGAAGATGAAACAATAGAGTTGAAAACAGAACAATTTAATGGCACCGACGAAGAAGCTTTAAATTATTCGTTGGCGTTGAATAACACAAGGCGGCACTTAGTAGAAGGTCAGCGGGCTTTAGCGGCAATCAGATTGTCAGAAGTTCAATCCGGAATGAAAACGATTGAAGGTCAAAAATGGGCGTCTGAAATATTTGGTGTAAGTCTGTCACTGGTTCGCATGGCGTTTGATATTACCAGATCGCATCATAGTGAAAAGAATCAATTACTTGAAATGATTGAATTAGATGATATCGCAATTAGTGCGGCGCATAACATTCTAAAGAATTTACCGCCTGAGAAATGGGAACAGGCGGCGCTATCCGATAAGAATGCGAAACAATGGATCAAAGAAGTTAAGCGCAACGACAACGAACTTAAGTTTGCGAACAAAACAGTAGCGGCGAATCGGGCACTCGAAAACGATACGATGTTATATGGAGTTATTTATATCGATCCACCATGGAGGTTCGAAGTTCGATCTGAGAATGGAATGGATCGCAGTGCTGAGAATCATTATCCAACCATGACTCTTGATGACATACGCGGAATGAAAATTCCCGCTGCTGATGATTGTGTTATGTTCTTGTGGGCAACCGTGCCGCACTTAAATAACGCAATCGAAATATTGGAAGGTTGGGGCTTCACTTATAAGTCAGCTTATTTCTGGCATAAAACGAAACCGGGCTTAGGGTATTGGTCCGCCAACACAATGGAAGTTTTGTTGCTAGGTGTGAAAGGTGAAATTCCTGCTCCACTACCGGAACAAAGAATGGATCAAGTCATTAAAGCAGAACAAGGTAAACACAGTGAGAAACCGGAGGTATTTGCCGATGGTATAACTAAGATGTTTCCTAACGTTGCTAAAGTAGATATGTTTGCACGTAAGCGGAGTCATAAGGGAGATAATTGGTATTACCATGGAAACGAAGTTGGAGAAGAGTCAGAGGAAACCACCGCAGAAACTAAAAATAGAAAACCCCGCAATGGTAACGGCAACGGAAGAAAGAAAGCCGCGGAAATCGAATCAAGCTCAGAACAAGAAGAAACTCCCCAGTGACCTTACGAATGAGGAACGATGGTTATTGATGTTTCTTTATCCTAACGTATCGATTCAATGGGCGCGTGTATATGGTCCTTATGTTGATAAGATGTTTAAATATGGCTATATTGAATGGAAATATAAGGACGCTCGTGGTGCTTACTTCTCCACGATTCGATTGACTGATACAGGTAAAGAAAGATATGCAAAGGAAATGAAATATGAGGACGCAACTTAAGTGCCGTACCGAATACTCATTTCGTAATGCATACGGACCAATTGAATTAGTCTGTGATAGACTGCAACAAACTGGTTGTCGAACCGCTGCTATCACAGATCGCAATTCAACGTTTGGTCATATCAACTGGTCAAAACATTGTAGGGTAAAAGGCATCAAACCAATCTTTGGTGTTGAACTGGCGTTCACTGACGATATAACATCAACTGCGAAACGACAAAATCTTTACTATATGAGTCTCCTGGCCAGGAGCAATGCTGGTTTGCGTGAAATTTATAGTTGTGTTGAAGAAGCAACTATAAACTTTCATCGCGTGCCACGACTCCCATTTAATAAGCTTGACGATCTTTCCTCAGATGTAATCATTTTATCGGGCAACTCTGGTATCGGTATCTACAATAACCAGTTACCCAAACGAGTTATCATTGAACACCATCCAGCAACGAATCAAGCATTGATGGATAACGGTGATTATAGTAGCGTTCCGGTATCAGATAACTATATGATCACACCAGACAATCGTGATGTATACGAAATACTAATGGGACGTAATGCATTCAATCGACCAAGTCCGATGCATATACTTACGAAAGAGGAACTGTTAATCCATTGTCCGCTAGCGGATTTTTCTTCATTGCAAATCATAGCGGAAGAGTGCAATGCTACAATCGAACAGGCAACAAACATCAAGACGTATCAGCAACAATCGTTGCTTGAAATGTGTGTTGAAGGTTCGAAACGAAGACGTATTCCGCTTATCGGAGACTACTTGTCACGATTGCATTATGAGTTAGGACTCATAAATAGCAAGGGTTATACCGACTATTTTGTTGTCATATCGGATATGGTTGTTTATGCAAAACAACATATGTTGGTGGGGCCTGCTCGTGGCAGCTCTTGCGGTAGTCTTGTTTGTTACTTACTTGGCATCACTGATATTGATCCGATTCCGCATGGGTTAATTTTTGAACGATTTATTGATGTAACGAGATACGATCTACCGGATATCGATATCGACTTCGCTGATAACAAACGCGAAATGGTTTTTGAATATTTAGAAGATAAATACGGTAGCGATAAGGTTGCAAGACTCGGGACTATATCACGGCATAAAGCACGTTCCGCAATCGGATTGACTGCTAAGGCACTCGGCATTCCAGATATAGAATCGGCACAAATCGCCGATATTGTTATCAAACGCAACGATGGTGATGAACGCTCAGACTATTGCGTTCTCGATACGTTTAGAGATACTGAAGCCGGTCAACATTTCATTACGAAATATCCTAACATGATTCTGGCAGCGAAACTAGAAGCGCACGCTAACCATAGTTCAAGACATGCCGCCGGTGTTATTATTACCAATGATCCGATTAATCATTACATCGCACGTGATGCGAAAACCAACGCAGCACAAATAGATAAATACGATGCTGAAAAGATCAACTTAATGAAAGTTGATTTACTAGGTCTGCGGTGTTTAACTATTATAGCGGACTGTTTAGAAAGTATCGGGTGGAACTATGACCAACTCCTGGCGCATCCACTTGATGACGATGTAGCATTTAAGTTATTACGCAATAAACATTTCTGCGGTATATTTCAATTCGAAGGTCAAACATTACAGAACTTAACTCGCAACGTGCAGGTCGATCAGTTCACCGATATCGTTGCGTTAACAGCACTAGCAAGACCTGGACCATTGGTATCAGGATCGGCGCATGAGTGGTGCGCCAGGAGAATGAATCGCAAGCCGTTTGAATTGTTGCATTCTATGATGGAGTCAATTACAAACGAAACGCATGGACTCATTATCTTTCAAGAACAAATGCTAAGGATCATTCGTGAAATAGGTGGAATGAATTGGGAAGATACAACTGCGTTACGAAAAGGAATGAGCAAGTCACTAGGGCTTGAATATTTCGAACGCTATTGGGAACGATTCTGTGAAGGTGCCGCCAAAAATGGAATCAGTAATGTAACGGCGCGTTCCATTTGGGAAACAGTAAACAGCGCCGGTGGTTATGCATTCAACAAGAGTCATTCCGTTGCATATGCGATGTTAAGTTATTGGTGTTGTGTATTGAAATCGCACTTCCCACTTGATTTCGCAATCGCAACGCTAAAGAACGTTGACGATCCGATGCATATAAAGCAATACTTGCGCGAACTTGACCGCATGGGATTCAAGTTTAAGACGTATGACATGAAACTAAGTGAAAAAAATTGGAGTGTGCAGAACAATGTGATTATCGGTGGACTTATGAATGTTAAGGGAATCGGACCTAAGATGTCCGACAACATTATTGCTAAAAGAGATCGAGGAGAATCGTTAACCGATGCACAAGTAAAACGGTTAACGGAAGGTTCAACACCATATGATGACGTCTTTGAATCTCGAACTAAGTTTGCCGACCTGTTTGCTAATCCAAGTAAATACGGAATCGATTCTAAGTTGTGGAACTTAGTCGATATACCGGACGTGGAAGGATTTTATGTTTTCATTGCTAAGGTCAACGACTGGAAAGTTCGTTCCGCAAATGAAATGCAATATCTTATCAAAAGAAACCATATACGAGTGCCGAATGATCGTTGGTTGAACTTGACCCTGGAAGATGATTCGGATATCATGTCGGGCACAGTTAACCGTGACAACTTTAATCGTTTCGGTCTACCACTTACGAAACGAAGTGCGTCTGACTGGTATTTGTTTAAAGGTTATATGCGAGGAACGAACCGGCGTATGTATATCGAAAAATGGAAATCCTTATAAATGCCAGAAAAATTTTTGTGGCACCCGTAAAATGTTACGATAGAGGAATAATTAATATGACAAGGAACGAGAAGTTAAGTTCGGTATTTAAGCACATATGGGATGCATTTCTTGATGGAACGGATTTAGATCAATTTGATTTGCAAACTATAATTGAACAGTGCGAACTAGCAACATGGAGGGAGGCAACAGAAAATGATGTAACACTATCGCAAAGTGATCTAGAAGAGGGAGATATGATCCTATGCCTTAATGAAGATGGAAAGAAATCGATTCGTATCGCACACTTAACTAAGTTGAAAGCTAGTGCATGTTCAATGAACAAGAAATGAAATTCTTACGACTGGCACTTGATCCCGGCGCGCATGAAGGCGAAATTGATAATGCGATGGCGAAGCTAATTCAATCGTTACGAGTGAGACTAGCCAAGCCGGAAGATTTCGAAAGTGCAAAGTTTACTCCTGGCAAGGAAACTCCACGCCAGGAGCAAGCGAAACAAACCAGTGGTGTTGATTGGGGTTCAACAACGTTTAATTTCGGCAAGATGAAAGGGAAACCAATACGAGATGCCGATCCCGGTTATTTGATGTGGTGTCGCGATTGGATTCGTTCTGGTGACGAAGACCTGGAAACTCGTTACGGAAACATAGCAAAGGCAATCGATAAATTCTTAGGAGAATGAAATGCTAGAGAAAACAGAGCTTATCTACACAACAGAACCGTATCAACATCAAAAGGAAGCACTCGAAGCCGCGTGGGATTTACCAGGGTTCGCTTACTTTCTAGAACAAGGAACCGGTAAATCAAAGATAGTTGTCGATGAAACGGTTAATCTTATCGAACGCGATATGATTAACTGCGTGGTCATTCTGGCACCGAACTTAGTTCACGTTAACTGGAAGGAACAATTCGAAACGCATGGTCCGAAGGACTGGAGCCTTTGGGCTATTCAAGTTTACAAAGCGCAACCAAACGATACTAAGAAGTTGCAACAGGAACAACATACGCGGGAGATACTTCAATCCGGTCGCGTATTGGTTTTCTTGATGAACATCGAGTCACTCAGTCACGAGTATGCAACGAACTATTTGTTGCGAGTGTTACGAGCGAGTCGTAGAACTTATATGTGCATCGATGAGTCGCATAAGATCAAGACGCCAGGAGCAAAGAGAACAAAAGCCGCTATTAAACTTGGTGAACTCGCAAAGTATCGTCGTATCACTACCGGAACAGAAGCGGAAGAAGGTATACATAATTTATATTCTCAGATGAAATTTCTTGATTGGAGAATCATAGGCTACAGATTTTATACTCCATTTCGTAATATGTATTGCGTCATGGGTGGTTTCGAATCTCGACAAATCATTTCATATCAGAATCAAGATCAACTCGCGCAAAAGATCGCACCATATATATATCAGAAACGTAAGAAAGACTGCCTTGATCTACCAGAGAAATTATACATAAACCATCGTATTGAAATGACTCCGGAACAAGAGAAACTATATGACTCTTTAGAAGAAGAGTTACTGACCGAAATTGAAGAAGGAATTGTTATAGATACGACTCAAGTTTTGGCGCGAATGATTAAGTTGCAAGAGGTATTATGTGGTCATCTTCATTACGAAGGTAAAGTGAAAACAATTCCAAGTAACCGGGCTAAATATGTTTCTGAACTGGTGCAAGAGGATAACAAAACTGTGGTGTTCTGCCGTTTTGTTATGGATGTAGAATTAGTCGTTTCGCAGTTAGCTATTGATGGCATCCGAGCAATTAGTATCACTGGCGAAACGGATAACCGAATGGACTTGATCAACTCCTGGCGAAAAGACTCCGACCTGCGTGCGTTAGTGATGACTACCGCAACCGGTGGAACGGGCTTGACTCTCAATGAAGCCCATAATACGATCTTCTATAGCAACTCGTATAGCTCGACTGACAGGTTGCAAGCGGAAGACCGTAACCATCGAATCGGTCAATCCGAAAAGGTAACGTATCACGATATAACAGTGAAAGGGAAAATCGACTCTATCATACTGAAATCGTTACGAAGTAAAGTTAACCTCGCGACCAAATTTCGTGAGGCAATCGAAATGAACAAACTTAAAGAGATGCTAAGTGAGGACGAATAATGGAAATGCAATGGTTCCATAATGCGCTTCGCATTATGATGAGCATCGATCGTCACGAGTTAGAAACTAGTGGCATCACTCTGAGAAACGCAGAATGGTATAGCTTCAGATCGAATCCGTATGTCTGGTTCATTCGAGCCAATGATAATGATGCCGCTAAGATATGGCAAATAATCGTTAACAGACAGCAAGGAAAGTAAATGACAGAACAAGTCATAACATATGGCATCCAATTGGTGCGAGTCCGTGATGATGTTGTAGAGAGAATAATCACCGTCAATGGTTACGGACTCTTTACAGAAGCACTCGATGACATACTAGAAATGGCAGAAAAGGAAAAGTTCGATGTCACAACAAAATGACCAGTTCATCGATACCACAGAAGAACAAGTTGATCTTAATTCGATTTCCAAACTTGGTATTGATTACGTTATGGCTCGTAACGAAATCATCAAACTTAAAAACGAGCTTGAACGCCAGGAGAAACAGTTCAAACATCTTTCGGAAGTAGTCATTCCTGAAACGCTACAAAAAGCCAATATGCGGTCATTTAGTTTAACCAATGGTTTTAAGCTTGAAGTGAAACCATTTGTTGTGGTTACACTTCCAAAAGAGAATGCGGATATCGCAGACCAGTGGCTTGACGAAAACGGCCATTCCGGGATGGTTAAACACCACTTAGATATTCACATTCCAAAAGGAACTTCACAGAAAGACATTGAAGATTTGAAACAAGTTCTTGACGGTTTAGTGTTTGAGTATTCCGACAATAAAACGATACACTATCAAACGCTCGCCCGTTGGGGTCGTGAAATGACTGAAGAAAATGAAACGATTCCAGAAGATATCTTTAAAGTGTTTAAGGGATTCAAAACCGAAATCAAAGGTGGATGATATGGAACAAGATAAAGTCGATGCAACAGTAAAAGAACTTGTCGATCAAGGACTCTTGATCGAAGCTGGTTGGCAAAGTTTAAAGTTAATATCAGTAGCGGATAATGCGCCACAGATACAAATAGACGAAATGCGTAATGCATTCTTTGCAGGCGCACAACATCTTTTCGCTTCCCTTATGGGGATACTTGATCCGGAAGCGGAAGTAACCGACAACGACATGAAGAGAATGGACAGCATTGCTGGTGAACTACAAAACTTCTATAATGAATACGTCACAAGAAATTTAGGATAAAATGAAAATGATATTCATTACGGGTCCGCCGAAAAATTTATACCAGATTCTGAGAGTGTTAGAAATACTAACTATGAAAGATAAGTTACATGTCTGAAACTAAAAATGAAGTGATGAACATCAACGACATTTCCGAAGATGAGTTCATTGCTCAATCGGAAACAAATGTCGGCTTTAGCAAAGCCGAGTCGATCATTCCGTTCATTCGAATTCTGCAACCGTTATCACCGCAACTGCAAGTCACTCCTGGCGCTATGCCTGGAATGATCATGAACGTTGCAAATGGCCGGTTGTTTGATGGAAAGATCGGAGTCAACATCGTTCCGATTATGCCAATGTGGAACTATACCGAGTGGGTAACGAGAGAAGAGGGTGGTGGTTTCGTTCAAGATTGGGAACAAGACGAAGCCGGGTGGCAAGCTAAGTGTAACGATGACCAAAAGTATGCTTACAAGCCGATGACGAAAGATGGTCACGTTATCGTAAAAGCTCGCCACTTTTTCATTCTGACCCTGTTAGAAGACGGTGGTTTTGATATCGCATTGTTGCCATTCACCGGCACTGGTCTTAAGGTCGCCCGGTCATGGTCAACAGCAATGTCCAACGCACCTAAAATTGCAACATCCAAAGGAATGATGGTTCCCGCTCATTTCTATTACGTATACAAATTGACCGTGGAGCATATCAAGAACGGGCAATACAATTGGTTTGAACCGCGTATCAAACTTCTTGTCGAGAACGATAAAGCCGTTTCCATCATGGATCGTCCTGATGGTAAGCTTATCTGGAAAGCGTGCATCGATTTCCGGGATAGTTTAAAAGCCGGAACGATGAAAGCCGCGTCACAAAGCAATGAAGCGGTCGCGCAAATTTCAGATGATGGAGAGCGTTTCTAAGTTGGCTAACCCGCCAGGAGTTCTCCTGGCGGGTTTTCCTTAAAGGGATGACAAATGAACCAAACTCAGTTCGATACCGTTTTGATGACTATCACGCCTAGACTTAACAATATCGAAACGATGATGCATACAGTTCTAAAGAAACTAGATCAACTGTTATATGAAGAAGAAATAGTTCCACAACAAGATGAAAAAACAAAACAACAAGATGAAAAAACAAAACAACAAGATACTAAACAAAAATTAAATGATCCGTTTGTTGATGATGATGAAGTCTATACGAGAGGACAACGAGTTCCATACAACAAATTGGTTGGCGAACAAGTATATCAATTCCGTGATTTTCTTTCTCATATCAGAATGAATAGTTCTGAGTATTCAGAGAGGGAGGTTGATTACGCGAGTTTTGCGGACAAAAATTTCAGCGATATTAGATTGAGTGATAATGCGAAACGTATTTTGGAGAGTGCATATTTTAGAACGTATAGAAGACAATGGCCATTCGCGTTTATAAAAGGTTATCTTCATAAACTTAACGATGAAAAGCGTTGGTCTTGGAGTGATGGAGAACGTGATTAATGGAATACATTACACTTACAAAAGGATTTGTCGCGATAGTTGATGATGAAGATTATGATAAGGTTATAAAATATAATTGGTATGCTCAAACAACTATTAATCGTCCAACATACGCGGTGCATGATACATGCACCGCGGGAAACCGATTGTTGTTCCTCCACAACCTTATCAATCCACCACCGAAAGGATATACAAATGATCATATCGATAGAGACGGATTGAACTGTCAAAAATCGAATTTAAGATTCGCTACGTATTCACAACAAAATGCCAATCGAATGTTTCAAAAGAAACCATCTTCCGGATATCGTGGCGTATACAAGATAAAACGGCTATGGGTCGTTTATGTCAAACTTGATAAACGCAACATATATGGTGGTGGATACGAAGACGTAATAGACGCCGCTAAAGCTTATGACAATCTTGCAACTAAATTGCGTGGTGATTTCGCCGTGCTAAATTTTCCGAAAGGGTAACAAATGAAATTTTTACCGGTTATCGTGTTGCTCTTATCAGCATGTGTCAGTCGCGAAACAACACTCGTGACTCAACAACGTGATACTGATCAGAAGTTGTATCAGTTGGAAAGTCTGCGGTTGCAACGAGACATGTTGGAAACAGAACGATTGAAATTATGGGCTACGCCAAGTTCTTCAAGCTCCACAAGCTACATCAGAAGACGCACGCGATAATCATGAAAGGGTAACAAAATGGATCTAGAACCGCAACATCGTAAAATTCTACAAGAGATTGAAACCATGCTGGCTAATTTTGCTGGCGAAATGACTGATATGAAAGAATATTATAGCGACCAGTTCGATGATCTTTCTGATGACGAAAAGGAAACCGCTGAAGGTGAATATCTTAGTAAACTTGTTGTTGATATGGAAGAACTTTGTGATCGACTTGATTTAGCAATCATCGATGTTGAAGCATTGCTTGCTACGTAGGAGAAACAATATGGAACTACCAAAAGCCACACTTGAACTGGTTTGTGCAACGTTTGATTCTTACTTGCGATCGACCAAACATACTGATTTATTTCGCGATGAAATCATTACATTGTTCGAACTATATATAAAGTGGATGGAGTCCGCTCCTGGCGGGGAATCCTCGCCAGGAGCGGTGGTGTTGCCGTTTGTGCGGAAAGGTGATGGTGACTACCCAGGATAGGCCAGACGCCGCGTAGCATAGGTCCAAGGCGCGGCACGAGGCATTCTGGGATCGGATGAAACCAAAAAAAATTACGCGGAACGAAACTCCGGGAACAAAACATGAACTATGATCCGGCTGGCGGTCAGAGACGCGATTTAGAATTGAAGTCATTTCGTTCTTTGTCGTTACTAAAAGATGTTCCGGCATGGTTACCACCACAAATCGCCATAGATCAGTGGTGGAAAGATAATGGTTTGGAACATCTAAAAGCCAGGGTTGAACGTGCAGTTTCGTATGCAAAACAAAAGGCGGGGAAATGACAATTATAGTCTTTGACACGGAGACCACGGGGCTTTTAGGTCCAATGGCAATGGGTGTTGAACTGCAACCACATTGTATCGAGTTCCATGGTATCAAGTTAAATTTGGAACTTGAAGTAATTGATATGATGTCGTTTAGATGCAAGCCACCAGTGCCAATTAGTGAAGGTGCGATTCGTGTCAATGGCATAACGAATGAGATGCTTGTTAATGAAAAACCATTTGCTTATTTCTTTACTGGTTTAGCTGAGTTTTTTACTGGTTCGCTCCTGGCGGTAGGCCACAACATCATGTTTGATAAAATGATTTTATGGTATGAATTGGTTCGTCTCAATATGACATTAAGTTTTCCGTGGCCCATGGGATCGATATGCACCGCTGAAACGTGTTCGAAACAATTGGGTTATCGTCAAACCTTAACAGATATGCATGAACGCTTGTTTGGCACTGGTTTCACTGGCGCGCATACCGCATCAGGTGATTGCGCTATTACAATGAAATGTTTTGTTGAGTTTGTGCGACGTGGAGTCATTACGTTGTGAGATATATGGGCGGAAAACATGATTTTGCCAATGAATTAGCCGAAATTATTGGTTCCGGAGATGTATTGATTGAACCGTTCATAGGTGGTGGAGCAATGACCGCTGCGCTTGCTCCATCGTTTCGAAGTGTTTATGCTTATGATAATCATATCGATTTAGTTTTGATGTGGCAAGCATTGCTTGAGGGTTGGATGCCACCGAACAAAATTTCGCGTGAAGAATATTATTCATTGAAGAAACAAAACAATAGTGCGTTGCGTGGATTTGTAGGATTTAGTTGCGCTTTCGGATCAACTTGGTTTGGCTCATATGCTTTTGATGATAAAGGTGGACGAAATTTTGCTGATGAAGCGAAACGAATGTTAATGACGCAAATTAAACAGATGAAAAATGTCGTTGTTGACTTGGAAGATTATCGTAACCTAGTTATACCGCCAGGAGTAACGATTTACGCCGATCCACCTTATGGCGGAACAAAAGGTTATAGAAACCCACTCGAAACGAATGATTTTAATAGTCGTGAGTTCTGGAAGATTGCTGATCTTTGGGCAGATAGTGGAGCAACCGTTTTTGTTTCAGAATTTAATGCTCCTGGCGGGTGGACTTTAGTTTGGGAAAAGGAACGATATGAAAGAGCGCAAAGAACGCTAACCGTTCGAAACAAAGTTGTTGAACGTTTATATTGTAAGGGATAAGTTATGAAATACATGGGCGGCAAAGCCAAGATCGCAAGCAAGCTAGCCGAAATTATTGGTTCTGGTGATGTATTGATTGAGCCATTCATGGGTGGTGGTTCAATGACAGCCGCACTCGCGCCATCTTTTAACAAGGTATTTGCTTATGATATCCACATCGATTTGGTTCTGATGTGGCAAGCACTCCTGGCAGGGTGGGAGCCGCCTAGTAACGTTTCGCGTGAGGAATATTACAAATTGAAGTTCGATACGAACAGCGCATTAAGAGGATTCGCCGGGTTTGCTTGTGCTTTTGGTGGTGACTGGTTTCAAGGTTATGCATACAATACGATAAGAGCAAACTATGCACTTGAAGCTAAGAACTTGTTACGCAAGAAACTAAGGACGATGAAAAATGTCGTTGTAGACCTGGAAGATTATCGGAACCTAGTTATACCGCCAGGAGCGGTTGTTTATGCTGATCCGCCTTATGGTGGAACACAAGGTTTCAAGACCGAATTGAATGGTGGCGAGTTCAATAGTAACGAGTTCTGGAATATTGCTTCCGGGTGGGCAACTAATGGTGCAACGGTGTTCGTTTCCGAATCAAATGCTCCTGGCGATTGGGATTTGATCTGGGAAATGGAACGATCAAGAGGGTTACGAGGTAAGAACGATACACCTGTTGTTGAACGTCTATACTGCAAAGGATGATATGATGTTGCAAGACTATGAGGAAAAAAGAATCGTTATGTTAGAGAAACAAGTTGAAATCTTGATCGATTGCGTTTCAACTCTTGTTTTTCATTTGCAAGGAATGGGTGATAATCCGACACTGGAACGAATTATTGATAAACTCATTGAAGCGGAAAAATTATACGCTCATACCGAGTAAATTTTGTTGCTAATCTGTTTCCAATTGGAACATGCAACTAATCCTTTCTGGGTTAGTTGCATCGTTTCATCATCGATAAGTTTATAGTATGCTGCCAGTTCACACGCGATACGAAAGGTCTGGTAAACTTGCTCGCCAAACTCGTTGCTGATTTGTTTAGGACTCGTTGGGATGCCGTTATCTTGATAATGCTTAACTAAGCATATCGACCATAGTATCCATAACGTATCAATTGGGTTGTTGCGTGGCATGTGCGAATGTCATCAATTGTGAGATTTGGCCTTGCATATGTCAAGTGGATGACGGTAGGCTGAAGAAAATCCCCTCCTGGCGTTTCTGACACGCCAGGAGGGTAAGATTTAGCATCGGGGGCAGATACTAAAACAACCGCCAACTTCACTGGAGTAAAGCATGGCCGACTACATATACGATACGTCAACGGATTATGCAAGCGATAATTTCGTTACGGTCGCTCAGACCGCTGACGGTAAATTGTTGACCAAACGAAACTATGTTGGTCATCAAGTTAGTTATGACCGGGCGTTTAAATACAATTTCTTTGAGGTGCCTATCGGTTCGCTTGACGAACTATATATGCTTTGCATTCGTATGCTAGACAAACCACGATGTTGTTTCGTCCGCGCAAGAATCAAAGATATGAATAATCGTTTCAATGTTCGACGATTATATAAAGACCCAGAAGATTCTACTTTAATTCTGGAACCATGTAATTGGTTTGCTTTGGATATCGATTGGGAACATCCTAGTTCTGGCGATTTACTTGAAGACTCTTCAACAATTCTCCTGGCGTTACCACCTTGCTTTAGAGGGGTGGAATATTTCGTTGTCGCATCAGCATCATATGGTTACAAACCTGGAATAAGAATGCGAATGTTCTTTTGGTCCAGAGGTGTTGTTAACAATACAGATTTAAAACGATTATTGCATGGCTACGAAAGGATCGCTGATCCGGCCATATTTAATCCGATCCAACCTATTTACACAGCAAAACCAATTTATGTTGAGAGTAATGATCCGATAGAGAAACGAATTGCATGGTATACACCATTCGGAATCTTTGCTTACGGAGTCGAAATATCAGCGGAAAACAAGAGTTACGTTGGTGCACCAGAGATTCGTTACACAAAGAAATCGGCAGAAAACTTCTTACAAAAGAAACTGCTTGATATCGCAGACCTAACGATTGGTGATCGGCATAACGGTTTGGTTCATGCCGGTTACTTTCTAGGGAAACTAGTTGGTCAAGGTCATTTCGAACGCGAAGAAATCATCGAACTCATGTTCGATGCGTGTTCGTATTGGAATGGTAGACGCAGCACTGCGAAAGATCGTGAAACCATTACGTTTGCGGTAGATCGCGGAATCGATGCCATGTATAAGGGGGAAATAGAATGAATCCGGAACTGCAACAACTTATTGATGCGTTAAAAGAACTTACAAGTGATATCGAAAGGAAGCAATGGTTTAGTAAACGAAAGGAACTTTTCATTCCGCTCCTGGCGGATGTTTGGGAAAACAATAGACAAGAATGTGAAACAATAATCGAAGATATTATTGACAGCTTTCCGAAAGGAAAAATGAGACATAGAAAAGATATCGTAACGTTTATCAAGATGGAGGTTGCAAGAAGAGTAAAAGATCGTAACAAAGATCATTTTACAGAAGAAGTTAAATTCGAACCCGATGCACAAGGTAACGTAAGAGCAACGATTGAAAATATGACGATGGTGTTTCTAAAGAGCAAACATATGAAACTAGAAAAAGATGATTTTACAGGTTCGCAACAATATGCCGTATTCGGTGAGCACAAGTTACCATGGCTCAATTCTAGTTCTGGACTTGAAATGAAATATCACGTTGAACATGCTGAGAAAGGTGTTAAGTCGATACAATACGTAAATGCAATGGGTGGTTACGAACTCGCAGCGGTTAAGAATTATATGCAACAATTTTTCAAGACTGAAACGAATTGGCGAATGCTTAAAGAGTCTATAGTTAATGCAGCACAACAAAATGTTACCAACATGTATCAAGATTTCTTTCGTTACGGTTTACCAGAGTGGGATGGAATTAGCCGACTGGATTTTCTACATCGTCACGCTGGCGTTAAGAATAAAAAGTGGGCAATTATAGTTGCAAAAACAATACTCCTGGCGATGATGGCGCGTTGCTTCGAACCGGGATATGATTATCGCGGTATCGTAATATTTGAGGGGAAACAAAATATTGGTAAGAGTCGATTGTGTTTAACGTTCTGTTTTCATCCCGATTTCTTTACTCAATTTACCTTCGATAAGAATCATAACGAATATGAAGTGAGTCGAAGGTTAGCTGGTAAAGCTGTTGTTGAATTTCCTGACATGGGCGGAATAAAAAGTCGAGAGACTGACTATATCAAACAGTTTTTTACCGCAACGAAAGATTCCAATCGTAAGATGCATCAAGATGTTGTTGATAATGTGAAACGTATGTGGGTGCCGATCATTACAACTAACTCTTCAGAACCATATCTTAACGATCAAACTGGTAACAGTCGATACATGCCAGTTTATTGTGATATCGATAAAATTGATATTGAAGCAATACAAGCAGAAATGCCAATGCTCCTGGCAGAAGCCTTTGCCATGTGGAATGCCGGACAAACGCCTAGACTATCAGATGAAGAAATTCAATTACAAAACGAAATGTTGAAACCACGAGAGATCGTTTCGGATTATTATTATTGGTTGCTACCGATACTTAAATTACATCAGAAAGAGTTTGTTAGGACTGAGGAACATTGGGACGATGGTGCAACGTTGGATAAAATACTCGATTGGGCTTCGGATCAAGATTGGTGTCATTCGAAACCACGTCATTACCATAAGCCAAGAATTAAAACGATCCTAAAGAATTATTTTAATATTGAAAAGATTGTTAGAACTAAGAGAATTGATAAGGAGCCGGTATCGACACATAAATTTCGTTATGTTGGTGATATAGATTTCGAAACGTTTCTGTTTGGCATGGGTGATTATTCCGATGACTTGTGACTCCACTTAATTTGTTACGTGAGGTAATCGCTCGCAAGCGCTTGAAATTGCTGAATAAACGATCGAGTGATTACCTGACTCCACTAAATTTCATATAAAACTTCATTAGAGTCACGTTAAATAGGTGATTTTTTTTTTTCTATATGTAGGTCGACCCAGAAAACAGAGGTAATCGGTATAATCAGTGGAGTCAGTGTGATCCCGCCAGGAGCATTTTTATAATCCGCATACGCAACGTTTTTTCTGATTGACAGGCCAGGAGCGAATATGCCATGGATGTGACACGATGCCGCCAGGAGTAAGTTTCGGAATGATAGCGATATCGGAACAAGAACTTGGCAACAGACTTAATCACGTAAGTTTATATCCGTTATTGGTTCCGAACAATCATTCACAAGCGGGGTGGCCAGATCGTTTCATACAATTGCCTGGAAGTAAAATCATCGCATGTGAATTGAAAGTCGTTTCACTAGTAAAGGATCATTGGTTTAATCTAACGGAGTTAAGGCAAACACAAGCAGCATGGCTTGCACAATGGCAACGAAGAGGGGGAATGTGTTTCGTTTTGGTTGGTCTTAATAGCGGAACTAATTTTGTTGGATATGCTACAGTAATACAAACGAAATGGAATGATTGGCTACAAGCTAATTGCAATAAATACAATCTTAATACTAGTTTGGTTCATTGGGATATTGATGCGGTTATAGAATGGATTGATTATACTTTCGTAAAGGAGTCAACCGATGCCTGATGGTTTTGAACCGCAAAGAGAACTAGAAAGAATTATTACGGCACGTGATCTTATTATGGAGTGCCGGCGTAATCCACTAGAAATAATTTCTTTCGTTCGTGAAATATATCGTAACCCTGAGAACCACCCTGATACCAGACTCCGCGCAATGAAAATGGAACTTGATCGTGGCTACGGTGAAACAATCAAACAAGTGAATCTAAACATGGATGATCGTATGCCAGGAGTACAACGAGTCATCACGCTGCCATCAAACGGTCGCGACTCCATGGTCGAAGGACCGGTCATCGATGCCGATGTGTGATTATTTCGAAGCCGTACGAAAAGTTAAATTTAATTTTCTGTCCGCTGTCGCAATGAAAGGGGTCTGAAAATCCTCGATTCTGCCTACACTGTTGGGGTCGATCAAATTGCCATGGGACCGCAACCCGGACCTCAGGTGCAATTTCTTTCGACTAATGCGGATATCGCGATATATGGTGGTGCTGCTGGTGGTGGGAAAACATACGGACTCCTTTTAGAAGCGGCGCGACATATCGATAATCCTAATTACGGTGCCGTGATATTTCGTAGGGAAGCCGTGCAAATAACCAGCGAAGGTGGTTTGCTCGACACATCATATTCATTGTATAACGAAATTGATGGCCGACTTAAAATGTCACCGCACTACCAATGGAGATTCGAGAGTGGTGCAACCATTACATTCTCGCATCTACATAACAAAGATGACGTTAACGATTGGCAAGGGAGTCAAATACCGTTAATTGGTTATGATGAATTAACGCATTTCACCGAATGGCAGTTCTGGTATATGCTGAGTCGTAATCGTTCCATGTGCGGAGTTAAACCATACATACGCGCAACATGCAATCCCGACGCTGATAGTTGGGTCGCTTCATTAGTGGAATGGTATATAAACCCAGATACCGGTTATCCGATACCAGAACGAAGTGGTATCGTCCGTTACTTCATTCGTGTCGATAACAGATTGCATTGGAGCAGTTCCCGCCAGGAGCTAATGCAAGATTTTCCTGGCATGAGTCCTAAGTCATTTACATTCATTCCGGCAACGTTAGAAGATAACGTTGCACTAAATCAACAAGACCCAGACTACCGGTCAAACCTGCTAGCACTTAATCGTGTTGAACGCGAAAGGTTGTTGCATGGTAACTGGAAAGTTAAACCGGAATCAGGCTCTTACTTTCCTTCCATTAATATAACGATTATACCAGCTGTTCCCACTGATGTTAAATCATGGGTTCGTCGTTGGGATTTAGCAGCAACTGAACCAAATGAAACGAATCCAAGTCCTTCTGCTACCGCATCAGTGTTGATGGGTAAACGCAATGATGGTCGGATAGTAATTGCCGATGCAATCAATATCAGAAAGAACGCTAATGTAGTCCGTGAAACGATCAAAGCCGTTGCGACTCAGGATCGAGCAAACTATTCTAGAGTCAAAACGATTATACCGCAAGACCCTGGCCAAGCAGGTAAGGACCAATCGTCATCTTTGATACGACACCTTAATGGTTACAATATCAAATCGATAAGGGAGACCGGACCAAAGAAAACAAGAGCGGAACCATTGTCGGCGCAATGGCAAGCGGGAAACGTTGAGATTGTGGAAGGACCATGGAATCGTCAATACTTACTCGAAATGAGTGCATTCCCTAGCACTGACCACGATGATTACGTAGATGCATCAAGTGGTGCATACTTAGAATGTATCAGCAACGATTATAATAAGTGGTTGGCATTAGCATCATGAACGCAATCAATTCAATCAAGCAACGATTCGACGGCTTCTTGAATGTGCTTCAAGGACTAGGGTCAACACCCATTCCGAATCGGCATCGATTGAGTGGGTTGTATTCTGGTTTAGATCTTTGCGAATTGTATATGAATAACGGACTTGCTCAAAAGATCATTGACAGACCATCAGATGATGCGACTCAGAAAGGAGTCGAAATAGATGGCGATGAAGAACGCTTAATGATGGATGAATACGATAGACTTCAAGTGTTAGCTAAAGTTGCGAATGCGTTACGTTGGTCGCGCCTTATGGGTGGTTCGGTTATCTTGCTTATTGCAAAGGATGGTAAAGACCTTAATGAACCGCTTGATCTTAACAACTTAGATACGATTGAGGAACTAAGAGTTTACGACGTATCAACGATAAGACCTACTGACAAATACTATGAAAATGTAAACGATCCGACTACGTATGGAAAGATGGAATATTACGAGCTGTTACCGCCAGGAGTGGCGTCGGTAGAAGTTCATGAATCTCGACTTATCTTAATGGGTGGCGAACCGATTCCAACTCGTTATATGTTTGCACAAACAAGCATTGCTCGACTGCCATGGGTAGGTCGTTCTGTTTTAGAATCGTGCTCACAAGATATCATCCGTTATCAACAAGGACTAGAATGGTCACTTAAGTTGCTAGAGCGTAAGCAACAAGCCGTTTACAATATGGACGGACTTGGTGAAATGTTCGCAGCCGGTGACGATGGGATAGTGCAACGAAGAATCAACTTAGTAGATACGGTGCGCGGCAATTTAAATACGGTGGTTGTAGATAAGAACGATACGTATGCAATACAAAGTGCTAGCATGGACGGAATCGATACGACAATCAAAGCATATCAAGTTGCGCTTTCTGCAAGCAGCAATATGCCACTTATGATTCTGTTTGGTGAACAAGCAAGCGGACTTGCTAATACTGGTGCAGGTAATCTAGAATCTTATTACGGTATGGTATCGCATATTCAGAACGTTATTGCTAGACCAGTATTAGAGAAGCTTACATCTATTCTCTGGGTGCAACGAAGCCTATCAGGTAAGATACCAGATAAATGGAAGATCGAGTTTAATCCGTTATGGATTGCTACTGATCTTGAAATTGCACAAACGAAACAAGCGGAGACCGCAGCTAATTCTACAGAAGCAACAATGCTTGTTTCGCTTATGGAAAGTTCAATCCTGAGTCCGGAAGAGGTTCGACAAATCATTGTTGATCGTTACAATGATTACGACTTTACACCTGATCTACCGGAACAGTTTGAAAACGTTTCATATGCGAACGATGTTGATCCGGCCTTAATGGATGCTCCGACTGATCCTGATACGCCAGGAGTAAAGAGAAAGCTTGTTGAAACGAAATGAAACATAAACGCAAACCAATTAAGCCGATGAAATATCCGCAGACTCATGATGCGTCTTATCGTAGGACTTTACTGCGACTTAGCAATGAATTGAAATTGTCTTTGAAACGTAACTTAGCACCGATAGTTCCTGATATGGTTGCGGAAGTAACTAGTCATCTAGATCACCCAGAAGGAAAGATGATTCGTTACGATGCATGGCAAGATGATTTGCGGAGAGAGTTCGCTAAGATCGCAAGAGAAATGGTTACACCAACGACCAAAGCGATTCGTGATATGCTAATTCTGGGTCCGAAAATAAATAACTTCAACAAAGAAGAATGGACTAAATTAGTTCGTTCTCAATACGGAGTGAATCCTACCAGCGAAGATCCAAAACGTTTTGATCATCTAATGAAAGTATGGGCTGAAAACAACGCTCGACTTATCAAAGATATTCCGCATAAGACAATGGATCAAATCAAAAACACAACGATTGAAACATTGCAGTCAGGCCGTAACGTAGAAGACATGACCGATAGAATTTATGATATCATGTCAGAACGAACAGACGTTACAGATTCGCGTGCGAGGCTGATTGCAAGAGATCAAGTCTCGAAACTAAATGGTGCATTTACGCAACAAAGACAACGTGACATTGGAGTCGAAAGTTACATCTGGCGAACGGTTGGTGATGAACGAGTTCGTGACACTCACGAATCAGTTGATGGTGAAACGTTTACTTGGGATAAGCCACCAAGTGAAACGGATGATAACCATCCCGGTGAAGACTATCAATGTCGTTGTTGGGCCGAACCAATATTGCCGGAAGAAGTTGCTTTTAATGCTTCATTGCTAGATGAAATGGAAGATGCATAATGGTAACGAGATATGATATCATCGAGCTGAAAGCGGAAAAGACCGCTGATGGTTGGATTAGAGATAAACCGATCGTTACAAGATCGGGTATATTTACATATCGTGATGCTAAAGGCAAAACGGTTAAAGAGTTTCGACCAGAGAACGAAGTGTTTTCTGATGATAGCATGTCTAGTTTGCGCGGCATACCTATAACAATGGGTCATAAAGGAATCGTTAAATCAGATTCTGATTTTGATATCATTGGCTCGATAGTTTCACAAGGTGAACGACAAGACGATAATGTTCTTGCCGAATTAGTTATTCACAAGACTTCTAAGATCGGTAACAAGCGGGAGTTATCTTGTGGTTACACTTGCGATATAGATGACACTCCGGGAGAATGGAAAGGGGAGCGGTATGACAGCATTCAAAAGAATGTAAAATATAACCACATTGCGATTGTCGATAAAGGTCGTGCCGGTAACGCAAGGTTACGACTTGACCACGATGATTCCGCAAGCTTTCCTTTTGATTCTATAGAGGACAACACAATGCCAGACCCTACCGTTAAACTCGTTACGATCCGACTCGACGAACTTGAATATCAAGCTTCGCCCGAAGTTTGTATTGCTTACAAAAAGGCAATGAATGATATTGTCGACTTGAAAAAACGGTTTGACGCTCTCGAAGCAGAACGTGATAGTTTCAAAACGAAAGTATCAGAAGCTGATGCTAAAATCGCTGCGGTCAAATCTACCGCCAGGAGCGAAATTAAAGCACGGCTTGATCTTGAGTCCGTTGCTGGAACGAACAAAGTTAAGTTCGATGAGGAAACGACAGATCGTGCCATCAAGGAAGCGGTCCTTACGAAACTAAATCCATCGATTAAGTTCGATGGTAAATCGGATGATTATGTGGACTCCGCTTTCGATATCGCAATGTCATATGAGTCTGATAAGAACAAGAAAGTTTCTCATCAGAAACATAGCGTTGATAAGCGAAATGATTCGGAAACGGATTATCGACCGGCTGCTATTTCCGGACGTGAAACAATGCTCCGTAGAATGCGCGGCGAAAAGGTCGATGCATAATCCAAACGATAGGAGTTTGAAATGAGTGGTCGCGTAACACTAATGGAAGGCGACGCGGGGACTCCTCGCGATGTCGTAATTAATCCACTTGCCGCACCTGCTAATCCTTATGGTCTTTACCTTCAACCGGCGTTTGCTGGAATGAAGGGTGACTCAATGGATGATAACGTTGATACCTTCGCAGCAAATGCGGTAATTGGTTTCGGACTCGTAGTTAGTCGAACCGTTGCCGCAGCGAAAACAATTGTTGCTGGTGGAGCAATTCCTGTTGGCGTTTCATTGCATGATCATATCATCGGATCACGCAATAGTTATATTCAATACGATGCTGTTTCGGTTATGAACCGTGGTAAAGTATGGTGCCAAGTCGGAACGGATACCGCCAATATTGTTGATGGCGCTTATGTTGCTTACGAAACTGCAACAGGTAAAGTGGTGTTTACTCCTACAGGAAACACCGTATTGCCGAAAGCAATTTTCCGCAGTGTGCCAATTGCGGTTTATGATATCACTTACACAACGACAACTAACATTGCGTTGGTTGAACTGCACTATGGACTGTCGGTGTAACAACTAAACGCAGGAGTAACGATTATGCCGCCTTTTGATAATGGACCACAAAATCACGAACGTTACGATGAAGGATGGGCCGCGCATCTAGCTGATGTATCAACACGTTTGTTTCGTGAAGATGCTTTTGGCGATCCTTTGCATATGGGTATTTGGCTAGCTCGTAATCTCGACTACGTAACGAGTAAAGTTTACGTTCGTTTGCTTCCAGCAATCAATGCTGATCGACTTGTTCCTGATGATACAAGCATTCCGGAATGGATTGAGACCGTAACAACGACTCAGTTTGATTCCGTTGGCATGGCAAAAGTAATCGCGAACTATGCTGATGACTTGCCGAGAGTCGATGTTCGCGGTGCGGAAAAGATGGTGCAGGTTAAGACCATCGGTGATAGTTACGGTTATAACGTAAACGAACTTCGTGCCAGTCGCGCAACAGGTGTTGGTCTTGACCAACGTAAAGCTGACTCCGCCAGGAGAGCAATCGAACTTAAGGTTGCACAAATCAAACTAACTGGCGATGCTGATTACGGATTGTATGGATTGTTCACACATCCAAACATTCCGGAAGTGGTTCTTCCGGTTCTGGGAGACTGGACTGGACTTACTGGCGATCAAATCTATACTAACTTGCTTGCCATTGTTGGATCATATCAGACTCAAAACAAAGGAGTCCATGTAGCGAACTTTCTTGAACTCGCACCGAAAGCATATTTCGCTGCGTCAACTAAGTTCATTACTGGACCATCACCAACGACCCCGCTTGCATTGTTTAACCAGAACTTTCCGGCTATCACAGTCGAAATGATTTGGGAACTGCAAGGTGCTAGTTCTGCTGGTAAAGATATCGCATTGTTGTATGAGCGGAATGTTGATAACATTTCGCATCTGTACGTCATGCCGTTTACGCAACTACCTCCGGAAGCGCGCAATCTAGAAATTGTCGTTGACTGCATGGCACGTTCTGGTGGCGTTCAAGTCTTCTATCCACTTTCGTTGCTTAAGGCGTTGACAACTTAGGAGGCAAACAATGACACTAATCGTTAACAAAACAGCACGAGCTATCATCATTGGTGGCGTAGGTCTGACTCCTAACGTTCCAACTGAAATTGATCCATCTTTACTTGATAACGATAGAGTAAAGGAATTGATGGAGTCTGGTGAACTTGCAGAATCAGATGGATCGACTCCGCAACCTTCTGATCCGGCAACGACAACCCAACCAGAAGTTAAAGAAACCACACCGAAACCCTGATTAAGTATGGAGTAACAACGATGCCGTTTGGTTTCTTTGTAGAAGTTGATCGTGGTCACCCTGGCAATGAATTGCCAGGTAGCGGTCATATTGATAATTCGTTGCCTCCTGGCGTGCCACCGCTAGGTAGCACTTTGCCAATTCCACCACCTGGGATTTGGCCACCACCTTCGTTTGGACATCCGATCGTTCCGATTGGTCCTGACAATACTTTGCCAGTTCAGCCCGGAACAATCTGGCCACCTCCTGGTGCACCGAATCGACCAGGGAATGAATTGCCCGGTCAGCCTAGCACGCCAGATAATTCGTTGCCTTCTAGTAAATTCTGGGTCGTTGCTGGAATCCCTGGTGTTGGTTGGCGTTATGTTTGTGTCGATCCTTCACTGACTGTTGGTAACGCATTGCCAACAACACCGGCAAGACCAGGACAAGCATTGCCACCGACTGCCGCACCCAAAACGTAAGGGAAACGAAATGCTTAAATACGCACTGGCAACGGTGTCACTCCTGGCGCTCTATGCGCCAGGAGCAAATGCGGATATCATTTCGACTTTGGGATATACCGCTAATGCAAACACTTCCGCACTTAGTTTGATTGCAGTTCCACCACCAGGAAATCAACCACTCAACACACCTTGTTTGATTTGCGGAACGAGTCAACCGCAACAACCGGCAAACTTTGGTTACAATAATTACCAGCAGTCTGGTAATCAAACGTTGTTTAGTGATTTCTCTACTGCTGCGACTGGCAATCAAAGTCTTGGAACGGATGTGGAAGGAACGCCATATCTCGTTTCGTTTCTGCGAGCATTCTTGCTTAGTCAACTTGACTTGAATGGTCGTCTCGATGTCGGTATTGATGTTAATACCGGAACGGGTCAAGGACCGGAAGTGTTGCAACGTTTTGTTGTAGTTGATGTCGTAAACAAAACGATACTCGCAGACTACAATCCGGTTGGTGGAACACCGTTGCCAACAGCTAACAATGGCACTGGTTTTCCTGACTACATATTGAGTGGATTTAATATCGACCGTAACGATCTTTCACCAAACTCACAAATCGAGTTTTATGCAAGATGGTCGAATGCTAGTGACGGTGCTGAATCGTTCTTTCTAGTTCCGGTTCCGGGACAACAGGATGTGCCAGAACCAATGAGTCTTGCACTTATGGGTATGGGTCTTCTCGGACTTGGAATGATTCGTCGTAAGGCATAACATTACGATGGTCGAAGCAATAAACTTACCTGCACCTGTAGGATTGCCACCACACTATGATCAAGTGGTTGCAATCCTACAACTATTCTTTCCACAGTTCTTTGACCCTGACTCTCCACAGTTTGTTCCACCTGATACAATGAATCTACTCATTGCGATTGCGGAAGAAGCTAGACCGTGGTGTCTATCGGAAGATCGTCAGAATTTTGCACAAGCTATGTATACAGCTTATTTAGTTGGAGTGCGAAACGATACAAGTTCCGGTGAGTCATCCATTCCGGTATCAGGGCCAATTACCTCTGAGAAAGAAGGTGATATTCAAGTTACATATGCATCTAGTTCAAGTGGTTCCACTAAGGTATCGGATCGACCATCATCCGATCCATGGGATGCGTGGAACAGACTCTATACTCGTTGCAGTCGAGGAGCGATCTTGACTCGCTATGGTGATCCAATGAAAAGCGCAAACGACTTGACAACGATTCTTTACATTCGCGCGTATAACGTTTGGTATCCGATATGGTAACGGTAATCGATAGAGACTTAGGATATAAACGAATCTTCAAAGATATAAAAGATCTTGACGGTAAAGGAGTCAAGGTCGGAATAATGGGTGGCGAGTCTGTTGATGGGGTTGCAATAGTTGATTATGCGGTATGGAATGAGTTCGGAACCAAAACAATTCCGGCTAGACCGTTTATGCAACATACCGCAGATTTGCACGCAGACGAAACGATTCAATACTCAGGATTTCTTATTGGCAGAATGATCGATGGCGCAATTAAACCGGACAAGTTACTTAAGAATCTAGGGGAATTTTATGTTAAGCGAATGAAGATGGTCGTTCGCAATGCGAAAGAATGGGCACAAGAAAACGCTGATTCTACTATCGCCCGTAAAGGTTCTAGTTCACCACTGATTGATATTGGTCGTATGGTTAACGCAATTGATTATGAAGTAACGAGTGGTGGAAAAACTGGTGGTTCCGTTGGTGGAATAACTAAAGCAGTTGGCGCACTTGGAAAAGTTGCCGGTAGATTTGCTGGTTTAAGATAGGAAACAATCATGTCGCAAACGAATACAATGCCTCCGATGCCGCGCACTGGACCGGAATGTGGTAACGATCCTGCAATGTGTCGAATCACAAACGGTTCGCATGTGCAAGATCCGATCATCGATTGGGCTCCGGAATATGACGGAACCGGAAAGATGACTAACAGCGACCCGAATACTTTCATTCGCACAATTGTTTGTTCCGCTTGTGGTGGTGAATGGGAAGATACAACGGCTCCCGGCAGTCCTCCCGCCAGGAGAACTGTTACGGAACCTAATACTTTATAATGGCAACTTCGTTTCGAATGCCGTTTCAAATTCTGCGCCGTGACATAGGCTATTGGGTAAACGGCGTTTATAAAATGAGTGACCAAGCTGGAACAATTCAAACCATTATGGCAACGGTTCAAGTTCCAAGCGAGCGTGACAAAACAAGTATCGATGCGACCCCGTATGGAAGACGGGCTGCACGCTACATAAAAATTTATACCGACACCAGATTGAATAGCGTCAATCAAGAGATTGAAGGTATGCGCCAAACTTACGCTGGCGATATATTTTATTACGATAACTCACAGTATTTGGTATTCGGCGAATCAGACTTCACCATGTTAGGCCGGTCGCGTAATACAAAGGTTTCGCACTGGCGCTATTATGCTTGTGAAACAATAGAAGGTTTTGTTTCGGAAACGGCTCCATGATCGACAAGCTTTGGACACTTCTCGATTATGTAATGAATCATGCAAACAATAAAAATGTGCCGATCATATGGTCATATCAAAACGCTGCAAGAATAAAGAAGCCATATATCGTTCTCGATTATACAACGAATGATTTGCCGAACTTCGATATTCAAGATCAATACGTTGATGAAAGTGGAATCAGGATTCTTTCCTCCTGGCGTAGAGTTGTTGCAGACGTGCAATTTTACGATGCAAAAGATTCGATGCAACTAGCGAACTTTATGGCCATGGCTTTAGCAACTGAAGTATCGTTGCTAAAACAATGTGAACTTGATTGCTCTATCGGAAATAGATTGTTCTTTCAGCGTATACCTGCATTGCTTAATAATTCACAATATGAAGATCGGGCAATCTATCAGTTTGATTTTTACTATACCGAATTGTTTAAAGAAGACGTTGGCTTTATTGCAACTGTAATCGTTGAAGGAAACTATACCGGAAGCCTAACCGATGTAAAATGCACCGAAACGATATCTGTTCCGTATCCATCACATCCCATCGTCATCCCGCCAGGAGAATGATTTATGGCTGGTAAACGTCGAACAGCTTGCGATATATTGATGAATCCTCGTAAGAAAGATAGGTCGCGTGGAAGGCAACGAACTTCAATCGACCCTAAAATGATGTTGGTGGCTTGCCGAAAACTTGCGGCTGATTTGCGAGCTGAGTCCACTGCTGGTTGGCCACCGGTTAAATTACGTGATGGAAACAGCATAAGTCGTGCCGATGCTGCCATATCGATGGACCAACAAGGGGATAGGTGGGAGTTGGAAACAACACCATTGTTAGCAAAAGCCAACACTTAAAATAGGAGTATGTCACTTGGCGAATATCGATAGAATCGTTAAGGTATCTATTCAGCTTCGAACTGCTGGAATAACGGCAATCAACTTTAATGACTTGCTTTTGTTTGGTCCGTTTACTATTCCGGCACCAGCAACAGCGAAAGTTTTTATCATTACTGATCCGGATGAATTGGTTGAGTCTTATGGCGTGCTTGTCGATGACCCAATGTATAAAGCGGCGCAGGTATTCTTTAGTCAGATACCACATCCGCCACGACTGTTTATCGGTCATGACAATAATGCCGCAGACGTAACGACTGATCTCATTGCGATTAATGATGAGAACTCGGATTGGTATGGTATCTGTGACGTTTTGCATGATGGAACAAGAGCCGTTGACATTGCGGAATGGGTTGAAGCGCACGAGAAAATTTTCGTTACAGTCTTGAATGATGCTGGTGATATTTCCGCACCTGCAACAGATACAACTTCCGTTGCCCATTTGCTTATGCAAGGTAATTTCTTCCGCACCGCATGGTGGTGGAATCCTAGCTTAGAAGAGTTTCCAGATGTTGCGATTGCAGCTAAATCGTTCACCAAATATCCTGGCCAGGAGACATGGGCTAATCAACGTTTATCAGCTGTAATGTCTACTTTCCTAAGTGAAACGATTGCACAAAACATCTTTGCTAAGAATGGAAACACTTTCGAACCGTTCCGTAATATCAGTATTACTCAGAATGGCAAGACTTCTGGCGGTGAATGGATCGATGTGATTCGTTTCCGTGATTGGTTGTGTGAAGAAATTAAAGTTCGCATCTTTCAACAAATGGTCGATAACCGTATTCCATATACTGATCCCGGTATCGCAATCATTCGTTCGAGATTGCAACAAGCGCTAGACTTTGGTGTTAAACGCGGAGGCATCGCGCCACCGGAAGTTGATATCGAAGGTAACTATGTTCCGAGTTACGTTATTGAAGTTCCGCTTTCTATGACAATCTCGCCTAATGATAAAGCGAATCGAATCTTGCGAGACGTTTACTTTACGGCACGACTCGCTGGCGCGATTCACGTTGTCGAAATACAAGGAACTCTCACTTATGATAACCTTGCAGTAAGCGCGAGTTCTTCTAGTCCTACAGGTGGAATGACTCGTAACGTTTCTGTAGCAGCATAGGAGGTAAAATAAATGGCTGGTATTCGCACTTATAATTCTGGACGCGTAACAGTGACTTTTAATGGTTTCAATATCACTGGTTTCGCTGATGGAACTTTCATCAACGTTACGCAACAGAACGATGGTATAACGACTCAAGTTGGTGCTGATGGTGAATTGGCTAGAGCCATTAATACTGATCGTCGTTGCACTGTTACCGTTACGCTCCAACAAACTTCACCAGCTAACGATTTCCTTTCGACCATGTATAGTGTTGATTCGTTAACGTGCGGTGGTCGTATCGGTCCTATATTAATTCAAGATTTGTGTGGCGATACAATGTTTGCCGCGAGTGACGCATGGATCGTTAAGCCCGCTGATATTGAGTTCGGTAAAGAAGTGTCTACGCGCGCGTGGCAAATTCATACTGGTGCTCCTGCAATTTATACTGTTGGTGGAAACGCAATTAGTAATTAAGGATTAACATGGCTCAGACAAGACATGAATTTATATTGGAGAATGGCAACAAGTTTTACATTCGAAAATATGATCCGTTTCTGGCACTAAGAATATTGGGAGAAGTTCAAAAGAAATTTTTGGTTGCGGTAACATCATTAATGGAAGCGCAAGATGCAACATTAAGTCAAGAAGATAAGGAAAGGAACCTATTCAAAGCAATCGATCACATTTCTAAAAGTCTTGATGGCGACTCTATTGTTTCACTTGTCAAACAAGTTCTAAACTCTGAGTTCATTTCGGTGTCGATTGAAGGTGAACCGCCAGAGAAGCTTGATGAAGGAATGCTTAATCGATCTACCGATAATTTATTCGATGTCGTATCAATTGTATTTGAAGTTTTAAAGGTTAACTATACGGAACTTTTTACGCGCGGGCGAACCCTTATTGGACAGGGAACGCCCCAAGAGGCGATTCATTAGGTGTTCTGCGTGAAGATTTCTTAGAAGAATTAATTATCTGGCGACCGATACTAGAAGGTTTAGTTTCAATTATGGAAGTTAAATCAGGTGACGTTGATATTATTGACTTGATGAAACTAAATGCTTTGCTTGATATGAAAGCCGCAATGGAAAAGCGGGAAGCGGATAGAGTTAACAAGGGAAACTAGTTTGGCAATTGTTCGCGAACTCATTACAGTATTAGGAACGGCGGTTGATACAACCGGTTTCAAACAATATGAAACCGGTATTGCACGAATCAAGGCTTTAGCACTTAGTGTTGGCGCGGCATTTGGAATTGCTTTCGGCGCTGAAAAGATTATTGAGTTTGCCGATGGATTAGTTACGGCTGGTAAAGAAATTAATCGTTTACACGCACAATTGAATATTATTGGTCGGCCATTTGACGATCTCGATGCATCACAAAAACGAATCTATGAAACCGCTCAATTGTTAGGCACTGAATACAAACAAGTTTTTAGCACCTTTAAAGATTTCTATAACGAAATGAGGGATACAAATATCCCAATTGAAAAAATTGAAAAGACCACTGAGAACATTTTTAAATCGTTACAGATTGGTAAAGCAAATAGAGAAGAGACTGAAAGGGTTCTAGAATTATTTGATCGATCATTTAAACGCGGTGGAATGCGTTCCGTTGGCGTTGGAATGTTAAGTGATATCGCACCCAAAATATTTGATCAACTGAAACTATTTTATAAGACCGATGAAGATGGTTTGCGCGCTATGGCTAAAGCGGGAGATTTAACCGCTGAAAAAATCATTGCAGCATTGGGAACAATTCCTCCGGAAATAGAAAAGGAATGGGAGAAAGTTCCGCAGAAACTAGATAAACAATTCACCAAAATACATAACGATTTAACTTTAGCAACTGCTGCGATTTATAAACTAACTGATGCATCGATATTCCTTGGACGAATACTTTGGTTTGTTTGGGTAACGTTCCGTAATTCAATTCTTTCGGTAGTGAAAGAATTAGGCGGACTTAAATCTACTGTTGAACTTTTAGGAATCGCACTAGCAGTTGCGCTTGGTCCTTGGCTTATTGGAACGTTGTCAACCGTGGTTGGATTGACACTTGCATGGGCCGCAGCAAACGCATTGTTACTTGGTAAATGGATTTTAATTGCTGGTGCTGTTGCTGGCGTTGCAATTGCGATACAAGATTTAGTTTATTGGATTCAAGGTAAGGACAGTTTAATTGGTTCTTGGGTCGGATCATTTGATGACCTTGCGGAAAACTTTAAGAAGCTTGATATTTTCTCAGGCTTTAGATTATTTGATGCAGCAACGAAAGGGAATTGGGACGAGTTCAGAAAAGAATGGGACATATTCAAAACGAATCTTCCAGCTGAAGTTTTAGCTATCACAGCTACGATTGCACTTATTGGTGGTGCATTTGTAACAATTGGTCCGATCATCGCGGGTGTGCTTAAAGGAATCATTGAAGGATTGTTTAAAACTAAAGTCGCTGCGGTAGCAGCGGAAACGGCAATTAAAGGTGTTGGTGGTGCAGGCACTGCTGCGGTAGGTGGTGCTGCTGCCGCAACGACTCCAAAGAGTGGAGCATTTAGCAATCTTCTAGGTTTCTTTGCTACACTATTACCATTGTTTTTGACTGGGTCGGCTGGTGGTGAAGATCCTGTATCTAGTGAACAGAAAAATCAAGAGTATATTCAAAATAGAAAAACGAATGGACCCGATATTATAGATCGTTATATCGGAGGACTTATCGATTTATATAATTTACCAAGTAAATTTGGAGAGCGCATGTGGCTTGGTCCAGAATCGTTACGAACTCCATCAGTCGTTCCGAATGTATCGCCAGGAGCATTTAATCCGTTAGCTGGACCGCGAGTCCAGCACACAGAAATTAATCCATCACTAGTTCAAAACAATAGTATCAGAGTAGAAACGCTTCTTGATTCCGCACAAATTGGTTCGGCGATTCAAAGTCAAATGAATGTCTATGGGGAGCAACTAATCAGTGGAATTTCTAGACAGATTAATACAGCGGGACCACGTGCGGAACAACCCACACAGTGAATATTTTTGTATCAGACATGGAATGTATTATAAGACTTATAACTGTCTATCTTGTATCCAAGAGAAAACAATTCTTTGTGAGAAACTAAATGAGCGGAATAATAAGCAGTATCGGAAGTAGTCTTAGCAACGTTACTGGTAGCGGCTTGCTTTCGATGTTCTTTCATATTGGCCAAAGTAAGTTGGGGTATTTAAGTCTTGATATTCTCGTATCGGAAAGTTTAGAACTTCCCAGTGAAGTAACAAAATATCCGGTTGAAGATGGTGATGAAGATGTATCAGATCATATCACGGCTGGTAATGAAGAACTTTCAATCAATGGTGCGATAGCGTCAGGTTCCGCATTCGGAATTGAGTTCGGTATTCTTTGCTATTCTAAAATGATCGATGCGGTCGATCAACTAAGGAAGATGCATAAGGAAAGAAAAACATTTACCGTTGTAACTGGTCTCGGTAAGTATGAAGAAATGGCTTTTACAAAGCTGTCGCTTGATCGAAACAATAGTCCGCAGACTGGTGGCCAATGGTTAACTATTAATGCTACGCTGCGTAAGATCAGAAAGGTTTCACTTAAACAAGCTGACTTACCGCCAGATCAAGTTAGTGGTGATTCTGGCGGTGGAAGTGGAAGTGAGAACGTTAAAGGAAAGTCGGGCGCTACAGGTAAGAAAATTGGTCAAGAAACTACTGATTATGATCCAAGTAAAAAGAGTTATGCTAAATACAAAGCCGAAACAAAATTGCCATGGGCCGTTGGACCACAACCTTATAAACCACCAGCAGTTCCGAAGATGGAATTAAAATAATGTTTACTATTGTTGTTGCAGACTTAAATAGTCAAGCAATTGAATCTACGCTTGATGATATTTTATTTTATCTTGTTCTGGATTGGAATCAATCTGGTGGTTATTGGACAATGGGGATTCGTAACTCTGGTTACCAAACAGTTATTGATCGTATATCATTATCAGTTAATTATCCGTTGACGAAACAATTCAAATATTCGGATATGCCGCCAGGAGAGTTGATCGTTGAAACATTTGATTTCAGAAGTGGACCAATTCCAAGAGATGGATTTGCTTCTGGCAAATATTTTCTTAACTATTATACAGAGCAAGATGTGAGAATCGCTAATGCTGTTTGATAGAGTATATCGTTTATTAGTTGGAAAGAAAGGCGATGCTAAAGGAATCGAAATAACAGACTTGCGTATTGAGTTCGATATCGAAAAGAGCGCGAAGAAAAATCCGAACAAAGGTTCAATCAAGATATATAATTTAGCTAAAGCAACGAGAACAGAACTAGAGAAACCAGGAACTCGTTGCGTTTTATATGCGGGTTATAAAGATCAAGATGGGCCACAACTTATCTTTAACGGAGATGTAACATTTGCCTGGACTCAATTTAAGTTACCGGATGTTATTACAGAACTGGAACTTGGTGACGGTGCATCAGAAATACGCGACACGACTATATCGGTTGGCTATGATAAAGGTGTCAAATCGAAACAGATACTTCAAGATGCGGCAAAGAAAATGGATACCCCGTTAGTTGTCCCAAGTAACTTAGCAGAACGAGTTTGGGAGCATGGCGTATCTTTCTTTGGTCCGGTTAGAACTTTACTCGATAAGGTTACGAAAGGATCGAACTCTGAGTGGTCGATACAGAACGGCAACCTTCAAGTGATTGAGAAAGGAATGGTAACGACTAGACAAGGAATTGTTTTGTCCGCTGACTCTGGTTTAATTGGTTCTCCGGAACGAGAACGTGCATCTAAAGATGGTGCTTCAAGTAAGGAAACCAGTAAGGCGAGTGCAACGAATACAGCTAAAGGTGGCTCGCCTAAAGGACCAGCAACATCGTTACCGACTCCACCTATTCCACCTGTAGCGAGTAGACCGCCATTTGATGCAAGTGGTGGAACTCCTGTAATGAGAAAGACCGACAATGATAATGACGAAGATGAAACAGAAGATCGTGAAGGCGGAGATAAAATTAAATCATCGGAACCAGCAAAAGGAATCGATGGTTGGAAAGTTAAGACGTTGCTTATGCCAACGCTAAATCCCGGTGATAGAGTGAAGCTAGAAAGTCGTTCTGTTAAAGGTATATTTCGCATTCAAGAGTTAAAACACAAAGGTGATAACTGGCAAGGTGATTGGCAAACTGAAATGAAACTAATTGATCCAGCTGCACCAATCTCCGATGAAAGTAAATCGGCTAAGAGTTCTAAAGGTGGCCATGCGAAACGAGGTGATGTTGAGAAGCCAGTTGTTCGTAAGTATCTCACTGAAGAAGAGATAAGTAGTTAGGATAAAACAATGTTTACTTCGCTTGTTGAATCGATACAGTTGATGATTGAATCATCGTTGTCTGATATCAACACCAATGCGCCAGGAGAAATTGTTTCATATAATGCCGCAACGAATCGTGCGGTAGTTAAACTATCAACGCCAAAGAAACTAGATAATGGTGAAGTATTAGAGCCACCTAAGATCGTTGAGGTTCCGGTTGTATTTAATGCATCGGGTGGTGGTAATGCATCGTTTACATTCCCACTTAAACCGGGTGATCCAGTAACGTTATCGTTTCAGCAACGATCAATGGAAGGTTATCTAAAAGGAAGTAAAGATGCGCCGGATGATCCTAGACAATTTGACCTTTCTGATTGCGTGGCTATTCCTGGCGGCGGCCATACTGGCACTGTTGGTCATTCTGATAACGTAGTATTAAAATTTGGTGGCGCTAACGTGACTCTTAAACCAGATGGAACAATTATATTTGGTAACAGTATTGGTAGCATGACAATTGATCCTGGCGGTAATATTCGTTTGAAAGGTTCCTCGATTCATGTTGATGCTGGTGGGCAACAATTTGATTTAATGAGTGCTGGTGGTCAAATGAAACTTAAGGGAAACTCAATTGATGTTGAAGCTGGCGGAAAGAACTTTAATTTGGAACACCATCAACATCTAAATACCATGCCGGGAGTTGGACTATCGGGAGAACCGAATCCATGAACTTTGATATCGCACTAAATCGAATAACTCATGATCTGGAATTTCATTCTGCACGCGATTATAAGTTGCCGATACCGTCAAACATAACCAGTGCAGACGTAAACAAGTTTCGCATATGGGCAATTGATGGTGCTGATAAAGTAGCGCAACAAATTAAAATAAACCTTCTATCGTTTCTAGGAGAATGGTTTCTCGATGTACGATATGGAGTTCCTTACCTTGAAGAAATACTCGTTAAGAACCCTCGCCTTGCTAGCGTTGAAACTATTTTGCGGAACCATATTGGGAGCGTTCCTGACGTTGTTCGTATTGATTTCTTTGGTATGGATTGGAGTCGTAAGGATCGTTCGTTACGTGTGGAATTTGCCTGCGAAACTACTTACGGTCCTATTCGCGAAAGCGTAAAATTGGAGGTGACACCTTATGTCAGAGGTTAAAGAGTTCTTTGCATATGGGCAATGGTGGGATAAAGAAGTGATCGAAGCTTCTGTTCCTTACACTCCTAGAATGAGTCTGGCACCAGCCCCTACTTTAGAAAACTATGAAGATCAACAAATGAATTTGTTTCGTAGAATGGAGGTTCTAAGTTATGTCGGGTAGTCTGAATCCACTTGATTACGGAGTCTTACCGAGTGGATTTAGTCGGATGCGTATGCCGGAAATTCGACAGTCGATTATTGATTCGCTTACGCAATCGCTTGGCATCACTTTAGAAACGAGACCAGATTCCATCACGGGACAATTCATCGATGTATTCGCAGAACGAGAAGCCACTATGTGGGAACTTGCGGAAGCGGTTTATTTTGCTATGTATCCTATCTCTGCAACTGGTATTAATCTTGACCATTCTGTTTCTTTTGCTGGTGTTATAAGATTGTTCGCTGAGAAATCAACAGCATGGTGTGCTTGTTACGGAGTTGAAGGAACAGTTATTCCTGCTGGCAGTATCGTTCGTTCGCAAAACAGTCAAGATAACTTCTTGCTTGATGCCACTATTACGATATCAAGACAGTTTACAATCGATACAACGGTGTATGTTAATACCGCAGTTGCTGGCCAGGAGTATTGGATCAGAGTCAACCAATCGATTTATCGTTACGTTGCGGTAGCAAATGATTCAACTCTTATCATCGCGCAACATCTTGCGACGCAACTCCTGGCGAGTGGGTTGCAGGTTTCAATTGATGCTAATTATATTCGAATTTACGGTATCGAATCTATCTCATATGCGCTACAACTATCAGCCGATATCTTGATATTCAAGATTAGTTCCATCGGTAACTTTACTTGTGAAGTTTATGGACCTGTTGATATTACCACGCATTCGATTAATCAAATCGTTTCGACTCTAGATGGTTGGGATGCGGTAGATAATTTAGTTGATGGACACCTTGGTCGTAATCTGGAAACGGATGATGAATTGCGATTGCGTTATGATACCGGAGTGTTTCGTTTAGGTGCGGCAACATTGGAATCAATTAGAGCCAACCTACAACAAAACATAACTGGAATAATTAGTGTTGAAGTTTATGAAAATATCGAAGACGTAACTGATGTTGACGGTAGACCACCACACTCAATTGAAGTCATTGCGTATGGTGGTGATCCACAAGATATCGCCGATCAAATATATTTAGTTAAGGCCGCTGGCATCGATACGTTTGGATCGTTGCAAGTTATGGTTACTGGAAGTTCTGGTTATCAACATGAAATTAATTTCAATAGACCAACACCGATTTATATCTGGGTTGAAGTTGACGTAACGTTATATAATGAAGAACAGTTTCCAGATGGCGGTATACCGCAAATTCAACTGATCGTAACGAACACTGGCAACGACTTTGGGATCGGCAAAGATGTTATACCGCAACGGTTCTTTGGTCCTATTTACTCTAATGTTGCTGGTATTTCTAATCTGGTTATTCGCGTTGCCAAAACGACTGACCCTAATATCGTCCCCACAGTCGGTGACTTTAGTGAAGCAATCATTCCCATTGCGGCACGAGAACTATCTCAATTCGATGTAACAAAAGTTGCAGTTGCAATCTTTGATGCAAGGCGCGGTCGATGAACGAACTAACTAATATCGATCTTGAAATATTAGAGCCGCTGGACTTTCCGCATGATCATGCGGAAGTCGCATGGTCGCATTTTCTTGCACAGCATGTTGGTAAGAAAAATACAGAAGCTTTCGTAAGATCGTTTTATCCTCCGATCAATATTCTTGATAAAGCATTAAATGATTTGTATACGTTACGTTGGTTGGATACTGCGGAAGGTGTTCAACTAGATGGTATCGGATCGATCGTTGGTATAACGAGATCAGTTGCCAACTCAGTTTACTTACCGTTCTTTGGTTTCGCTTCACAAATAAGTGGACGTAGTTTTGGTGTCGCAAGGATGCGTCACAAACGCGAGCCATATGCACAAAGCACCATTCTTGGTGATACCGAATATCGAGCCATAATCTACTTGAAGATTTATCTTAATAACGGACATGGAACAGCAGAAGAATTAGTCCGCGCATTCAACACCTCTCTTAATGTAACGAGAACAAGAGTCGATGATGCTGGCAATGCCAATGCCAGAGTCTATATTAATGACTTCATTATGGACAACGATCCGCGTTCACAACTATTGGAGTTCATGATTCCTCGCGCTGCTGGCGTTAAGTTGTGGCCGCATTATTATAATGCTGATTTTGTATTTGGTTTCTCAAATCAGAATATGGGTTATTACGGCTTTGATATCGGCATCCTCGCCAGGAGACCTGGAAGTAATATACCTCCGATTAATGTTACCATGTCGATATGGGACAGAGGCGAATCAATCTACGATAGCGGCAACTCTATCTGGGATCAGCGAGGTATTCCGGGATGAATAATTTTGAAAGAAATTTTATTCCTGAACCGAACTCGGGTTGTTTCTTATGGATAGGAACTATTATTCCTAAAGGTTATGGTCATTTTAAATGTGATGGTAAAACGTTTCGAGCGCATAGATATTCATGGGAATTAGAAAATGGAAAAATCCCTGATGGACTACATGTTCTTCATCGTTGCGATATTAGATCGTGTGTTAATGTAGATCATTTATTTCTTGGAACGAATGCGGATAATATGGCGGATAGAGGTAGAAAAGGAAGAACTCAAAACATTGGAATTAAAAATACTATTAAAACGCATTGTCCTAAAGGTCATTTGTATGACGAAAAGAATACTTATTTTAGACCGAATGGAAGTCGAAAATGTAGAACTTGTAACGCCATATCTATGAAAGAAAGGTTCTATAATGCCATCTCTCATTGACTTTTCGAAACCAGTTTATGGAACGCCAACGACACAAAGCGTTCGCGATAATTTTCAAATCGCACAAAATGAAATAACGTCGCTACAACAACTAATTTCAACCGGTCCATTCTTGCCACTTAACGGTGGAATAATGACCGGCAAATTAGAGTTGTGGCGTGATCCTGTTGCCAATCATGAAGCGGCAACGAAACAATACGTTGATGCAATAGCATTCGCCGGTGGAGGGATGCCGGATGCTCCGAAAAATGGTTTCTATTACGTAAGGGGTGGTGGCGAAACTACGTTAGCGACTGAGAATGAATGGATCATTGATCCGATCTTTAACTCTATGAAGATATGGGATGCCAACAGAGTATTAATGTTTGGTTTGCATTATGATGCGACATTTAATTATTATGAATTTGGAATGAATAATAGTTTCTTCCGTTTTGGAAGAACAAGTAATGTTCTTGAATTATTTATTAATAGTATTGGTGTTGCTGGTTATAGTTCTAGTGCAATAACATTTAATAGTAAAGTTCTTCCTAGTAACGGAATTAGTTTTGGATCATTAACTTCAACGTCGCCAACCGATTTTTCTAAACATATTGAATTTTACACTAATTTTGCTGGTATGTCAATTACTGGTGGAAGGTTAAATTTAAATTGTAATGGTTCGATGGTGTTTCTTTCTGGTGGCGTCGATCTGGCATTTTTTGATCTTTCTCAGGGAGGATTAATTTTTAATAGTGGAGCTACTATTAAGTTATCACAAGATCCAACTACTGGACTCCATGCAGCAACGAAACAATACGTTGACTCGGTTCGTAGTTTAGTTACTGGATCGTATCTTCCGCTTGTTGGTGGAGCCTTAACTGGTAATTTGTTTTTAAATCAAACTAATTCTGAAGCAATGTTGACGCTTAATGAGTCTACCGCTAACGGTTTTGCTCGCATAAGATATCAAACTGCAACTCTTCGATGGGTTGCAGGTATAACTCTTGGAACAGGTAATTTTAGTATTGGTGATGAAGTTGCTGGAGCTTATAGAATTGAAATGGATGCGGTTGGAAATATTGGTCTTAATGGGTCAGTATCTTTACTGAATAATCCTACTGCACCACTTCATGCAGCAACGAAACAATATGTCGATACGAAAGCGGGACAATATCTTCCGCTTACGGGTGGCACAGTTAACGGACAAGTTTTTATCGGTCAAGTTCCAAATTATTTCTTAGGTATCACAGGTGGTGGTTCAACGACTCCAGGTTTTATTTCGTTTCACGATAATGCTGGAAACAGAATTGGTTACGTTGGTTATGGTTTGACAAATCGTTTAGTATTGGCATCTGAGGGTGGTTATACAGGTTGGAATGTAACTGGCGAATTTGTTATCAATGGTTATTTAAATGCTGGTGGTGGTGCAATTCTTCAAGGTAATGTTACACTTACGCAAGATCCAACTTCAGCTTTAGCTGTTGCAACGAAACAATACGTAGACGGAAAGATTGGTGGCGCAGGTTATCTTCCGCTTACTGGTGGAAATTTAACTGGACCATTAGGGATTTTAGTCAATGATGGAGTGCTCGGTCTGTTAGTTACTGGAGCAACTAAAGGTATTCGTTTCACTGGTAATTCAAACAATTTTTCAATAGAGGGTGTTGATAACACTGGAGTCGGTTCGTATCAACCGCTTCACATTGGTGGATCAACTGTTTCGTTTACCGCTCCAACTATATTTAATAGTTCTTTGTCAATAGCAACTGGGCAACCATTGTTTCTTGGACAAGAGCCAACAACAGCCGCTCATGCTGTAACGAAAACATATGCCGATACGAAACTAAGTTTGACTGGTGGAAGCTTAAATGGAGACTTAGGAGTTCTTCATTGGATTAATATTGGAAACGGAACTGTAAGGTCTGGACTAAATATCAATATGCTTTCTGCTTCTAGTGGCGGCATATCGTTTCTTTCAAACAATTCTAATCGTTGGATGGTGGCTCTAGATGCTTATCCGGAAAGCGGTCTTAATGATGGTGGAAACTTAGCTTTTTATGTTTATAACAATGACGGATCGTTTGGAGGAACGCCATTTGGAATTTCTCGTTTCGATAAGAAAATGTATTCGGAAGCAACGTTGCAAGTTGCGCGTGATCCAACAACCGCACTTGAAGTTGCAACGAAACAATACGTAGACGGAAAGGTTGGTGGCGTTGGTTATCTTCCGTTAACAGGTGGTAAATTAACTGGTCGTTTGAATGTCGATACTA